TGTCAGAAAGCATCAGGTTATAGACCTTCCGACAACAGCCAAAGGTTTTAGCGAATAAGATCTTCTGTTCAGTTGTCGGATAAATTCTGTACTTGATTGCTTTATTCATAACGGGTGATTCACTTCCTTTCTGCGTATACATTTATATATAAATATGTGTTTTGTGTATGCTTAGTAAATATACAAAACATTAGAAACACACGGGCTTTCATCTTTAGAGACTGAATAAAAATATTCAGCTCTCAAGATCACGAATGGTAATGAGTGATCTGTACTCCGCAGGAGTTGAATCATTCGAAATAAATTCTCGTGATCTCAGATACAAGTAACCGAGAATTCCCGCCCTACTTCTTAAATATGCACAAGTTCCATACAAAGAAAAGAGCCCTGAGATTTCTCTCAAAGCTCTGTTTCCTTTAGTTAATGATCGAAGAATGGAAGTCATCCATAATGGATCCTTCTCCAAGTCTCATATCAAATGTTCCCATTGAAGTTACCGTTTCTGTTGTGACAGATTCTGCAGAACTACGAATTAAGTACTTATTTGCTATGATTTTCGTTGTAATCTGATTTATGATTTCCATATCAATGTGGTCTGGATTTTCTGGAAGACCAATATAAACCGGAATCCAGAAATCGAATACATAACATCTTGTGAATCCAGTGTTCTCTCCATCTGCTTCCACTGTGATCGTTTTACTGCTAGGATTGTTATCGTCTGTGTATTCTGACGTTAATACTGCCTCTTGCAGTATTCTCTCGAATGGATCACTTGAAGGCGTCATGTTTTGTGTCATACCATTTATGATCAAAGTCGCATTATAGATCATACCTGGTTCATCATGAGCGACGTCATATTCTCCACTCTTTACAATACAATCCGGCCATTCGAGACTCAAAGTATCAACCCATCCGGTTGTGTAAATGTAAAGACGTCCGCGGTATCCAGCTTTAAACAATAATGGATCTCCAAGGTCATCGCTTGTTAGTTTTTCAACCTTCGAATACAGTTCTGGTTTTCGCTCTGTTGTTTTCGTAATCACAGGCGTTTCGTTTCCAGCAGCATCCACAACATGGAGTTCATAACTTAGATTCATAACATTCGGAAACATGATATTCGTCTTCAAAATGTCTTCATAATCATAGGTATATACATTGTTGGATCCATAAGCGACGAGTTCAATATCTGTTTTGTTGTCCGGATTGTCGGTATCAAACACAGTTAACCATGCATGACTGATTCCGGAAACATCTTGTTTACCACCAACAGCATACTCATTTTCGTCACTGATTGTAATGGTGACTTTTGCTCCGTATGCAACAGAATCGTAAACAGCCCAATCCTGCCAGCTTTTGGTGCTTACTGTATTTAGTGGATTCTCATGTGTTCCAAGTGTGACAGACATTGTTGCTTTTGGTGCTGTAGTATCGACTTTTAAGTTCATCTTTTTCGTATTTACAGACCCATCCAAAATTCGGTCTGTTTTCGTTCCTTCTGTATCCGATACGGTCAAAAAGATACTTGTTGTACCCTCTACGCCGTAAGACTGAAAGGTTGCGTTTTCTTTTGTAAGTCTTGTTTCTTTACTGAAGGTTGTTCTGTCGAATACAGCATTACTATAGGCATCTGCTCTGGTCACCGTTGCATTTGCAATCCCATCTCCGATGTCTTCCGCCTGAGCCCACAAGGTATATGCCGTATCAGACCACTCAGACACACTAACGTCATTTTCTAAATCAGTAGACGTTACATAAATCCCGTTATCATTTTTCGCATACATCTTCACATTTGCCGGAATAAAGTTTTTCCAGTGTGCGTATAATGTCATATCACTTCCGTCTGTCTGGTTATCATTTAAGTGTGTGAAACGATCCGTACTATTGATCTTATTTCCACCGACTGGTTTATCATACCAACCTAAAAACTCATATCCATCCAACGCAATCTCTGGAAGTTCTCCATATAGGTCATCAAATATTATCTTCTTATCTGATGTATCACCAGTTGGAACTCCGATTGCATACCTTCCGGTCTCCGTGTGATCTAAGTTTGTATCAAAGTGCAGCGTGTATTCAATGGCAGTCCATTTCGCATACAACGTTTCGTTTGATCTTGCAGGAATATAAGTATCGTTTGCTTTTCCAATGTATTTTGTACATTCTGGATCCTGATACCAGGCAATAAATTTATATCCAGGCTTTTTGCCTTCCGGAAGTGTAATTGATACCTGACTCCATTGTGCAATCATATCTACTTTGTTTCCCTGTATTGATGTTAAATTTGTTACCGTTTCTTCGTCATTATAATGTCTTGTTTCCGCATGTACTTCCGGCGGACCTTTCAGTGTCACTAAAGCGGTTAAAATGATCGACGCCAAAACAATCAGAAACGATTTCTGTTTTCTATAAATTGTATCCATCTTAATACCCTTTCTATATGTATTTTGTTATCCGTGAACTATTCGGATACAAGTAATCGAGACGTCCCGTCCTACTTCTTAAATATGGACGCTTAGTGTACAAAGAAATATTTATGAACGAGAAAAGAGGAAACAACACTCTAATTTTCAAAATGTTATCTTCCTCTTTCTCTTTGTTTCTTATACTCCGGTTACCATTACTGTACGATCACATAATATGTAACCTTTGTGATTTCATATATGTCATCCATTCCGGTTTGTAACGTAACTGTTGTCACTCCTGTTTTCTTTCCAGTAATTGTGATCAAATCTCCATCGATCTTAACATCTGCAATCGATTCGTCATCAATTGTATAAGTAATCGGAAGACCGGCATCATTTCTTTCGATTTCAAATGTGGTGCTACCAAGGTTTGTGTTAGGTATCAAACAGCTTACGTACTGACTGAACCGTAAATCATTCGGAATCCTGATATTCGAATTCCACCCCTGGAACTCAAGATCACATTCATCAGAAGCAATTGGAATCATAACTGTAGATGACTTTTTATCACTATCTTCATATGCTAAAACTTGATGTCTTTCATATTGATTCTTTGATAACTGTTTTTCTGTATCATAAACATGAGTATCATCTTTCATCGTTCCTGATGTTGCATCATTACCATCATAAGACACCGGATACGTATTCTGTACCCAATGTGCATACAATATCATTGTATCATAATACTGGTAATTGCCATTACGGTCCCAATAGATCGAACCTGTTAATTTGACTCCGGTGTTTGGGTTATATACGAGATTTCCACCGGATGCGCTGTCATACCAGCCAGCAAAAGTATACCCTGGTTTCGTTGGAATGTATGCAAACTCATTGAAACCTGCATTTGCTTTTCCACCATAAGGAATATTCACATTGTCTACTGTAATGCGTCTGTCTCGACCATTATTAAACTCAAGTTGGACGCCGTAATTTCCGTTTCCCCATTTTGCATACAAAGTCTGGTCGGCGTCAAAATAGGTTGTGTTTACGAGAATATTACCGGATTCATCAATCAACATTGTACCAGTTCCATTCGTACCCGTATAATAGCCTTCAAAATTCTTTCCTCTCACTTTCGGGTACTCAACGGTTGTGGTCATAATACCTTTACTGTCTTCGAAATATCGGTCATAATATTCCATCATATAAGGGTCTGCTGTGTCTTCGTTAACAAGACCAGTCATGCAGTAATCAAGGGTGATCTTATATTTCTTAAACGTCCATTCTGCATATAAGGTTGCGTCTGATGTATATTCGCTGGCATCTATTGCAAACGTTCCATCCGCATTGATTACCGTTCGATTTCCAAGTTTGTAACCCTGGAATTCGTATCCATATTTTGTTGGTACCGCAATTTTTGTGATCGTTGTTCCGCGTGCTGTTTTTGTGTACCGACCTCCGGATACATAAGCGACGGTATCTCCATCGGTACATGCAGGCTGCAGGTCATCCTTTCCATCACGGACTAAAGTCAAAGTGTATACATTGTCAGACCACTGAGCTACAAACGTTACATCTTTCTTAAACGAAGCCATGTCAACTGTCTCGCCTGCTGCATACGTTCTACTTGTATAAGAAGCGTCAAGTTCTGGGTCGTATGCCAGTTTCCAGTACAGGAATGTAGCATTTGGTTTGGAAGCAGTTGGTAGTGTGATCAGTGTGGATCCGGAAATATTTGGAGACATTACGTCGGTTGCACCTTCTACGGATCCATATTTGTACGCAAACCCATATTTAGTGTATGCAGGGAAAATACCGAATGGACCTTTGTCATAGTAGCCGCCAGAACTATAATAATAATCTCCATTTTTGTATAAATTATAGCCGTATCCACTTGCATTCAAACTCATGTATAACGTTGTGGATGTTGATGTCATATATGTATTACGAAAACTAGTCCAACCATACCCTATATTACTTCTTGGATATTGACCGCCATAAACACCCATGAAGTATTTTTTTCCTGTAGGAACATTCCTTAAAACTCCAGTCCACCATGCAGTAATGTCACTGCTTCCTGAAAATGACGTTTTAGGTTCTGTTGAATTGTCAAAATAACTACAATCACTCCATGATCCGTAGTCCATATAGTTTACAGAAGTATCAAAAGCATCTCCACTTTGGTCGAGTTTAGTTCCATTCGGAGACCCAGCGATTGCGTTTCCTTGTTCGTCTGCCTTCTGCAGTGTCCAAGTGTGATCCCAGCTTAGTGTTGTCTTCTTTGATGTCTCACTTGCAGTTCCACCATTGCCATCAAAAGAAGCTACATAGTTGATCGTATTAATATCCGGGTTTGGAATACCAATTTGTGTTCCAACCTGTTTTGTGATGATCGCTGGGTTATCTTCTGTATAGGTTGCTCCATTATAGGTCCATTTGCCAAGAGTAGGCCTTACGTATAAGGTTGAAAGACCCGTAGCATCATATAGAGTTTCTATTGTAACCGTTGCTCCATTCATTCCTGGCTCAGCAAGTACTTCGCTTACTAATTGTGTTATATTTGTTGCGCTGTCATAAATCTGTGAACTGCCATCTGGCTTCACAACTGTAATACGTTTGTCTGAAGTAGCCTTGAAATTTGTGATTGCCGGAGCATAAACGCCGCTATCTGTATAAGTCTGACCATACATTACCTGTTCACTTTTACCGGTAATTGATTTTGATGCTTTCGTCCAGTTGTTAACGATATCCTGGTCATCATACCATTTATCTGCAAGTGCTACCGTATGATATACATTAATGCTGTTAACGGTTGTCTGAATGCGAATTTCTGGGATGTCTGTCTCTCCAACAATGTCTTCGCCAACAGACCACTTTGCATAAGTTGTCAATCCAAACGTCTCACCGCTGACGGTTAGTGTTTTCTTCTTATCATCATAGGAAGATTCATTCGTAAACAATGCAGGCGTTCCATATTGTGCTGTGTTTCCGTAACTATCTCCGCTTCCGCCATTTGTGCCCTGTCCATTTACGGATCTATATGCCCAGGTTCCAAGTTTATAGAGCTCAAATGACTGGATCAGTGATCTATGGGCACTATAATAATCGGAAGCACTGAATCGTGGCAGATATTTTGCATTATTTCCGGAAACAAAGGTGTTAAATCCGCTACCATTTCCGTTTGCATCAATTCGTGTAAAATACTGTGCAATCTGAGCTTCTGAAGGAGAATTGATACCAACAACCTCTTTCATGAATTTCTTTATGGTGCTATAACTTTCGCCTTCATATTTTGCAATGATGCCGAGTCCATTTGCAACCGTATAATTGCATCCGCCTGGGAAATACCAGATATCCATACTATCAGAGGATGCAATGTTTCTTGTTGTAAGAGAGCTGCGTCTGATTGTTGCCGGATAAGGTGTAGAACCACTGGACTTATCAGGTTCCAATCTGATGTAAGTCTGCAATACATTCCGCTCCGTTAGAGTTTCTGTTGTGTTTCCATTATTGTTGTAATCAGAACCATCAACAAAGGTAAGTTCATTGTAGTTTTGTAATACTTTGTCACTCTGAAAGAAATCAACCCAGCTGTATTTAAACCCATCACCCTGCCACATTTTCACATACTGATTCTTTGTATTGTTGACAGCTTGCGGGATCTGACTTGCAGTGTACTTTTTACCAACCGGAACACTGTTTGTATGTGAATTCCAATATTCGTTTGCTTTTGATACGTTCCAATTTGCAATTGTTCCGTTTTTATCAACACCTGCGAAATAACCATATGGTCTCACATTAAAATCATATGCTTCTGCTGTTCCTGCTGCTCCGAAAAAGTTCGTATACCAGGAATGACCCTCTTCCAATGCTTCTCCCATGTCATAGTTTGAAAATGTAAACTGTAACATGAATGTAGCACTTCCGTTAGCATCGTTCTTTGCAGCAGACGCCGTACTTTTGGATACGTTTGTTTCGCCGCCTTTTTTAATGATACTAATAAAACTTGCAGCACCTGCTGAGACTGCTCTTGCTCCGGTTACACTTGGACTGTTGCTTGACTGAGCTGACGTCTTTCCGATTCGTATCACTTTCTTATTGGCGTCTCCTTTTACAACACTATCTGTTGTAAACCCAGACACAACAGAAGAAGAATTGAAATGGTTTACTTCATCAAAATTAGACATATAAGGTGCTGATATCGTAAACTTCGTAACGCCATGCATATCATTCAGGTAAAGGTAACCAACAGAGTTATCATACCACCACCAGGTGTTCGCGTTGGAGATGACCAAATCGTCTTTGTGTTCCTCGTATTGTTTCAGACAGTAATCAATAAACGGTGTTTTTATCTCTGCCATTTCTGTTAGATCGTCACTTAGTAACACATCTTCATCTGTGATTTCAAAAGAAGTTTCTTCTACATCGCTGTTTAATATCTGACTGCGTTCTTTGATCTCTTTCATATCATCTTCTGATAATGATGAAAGAAACTCTCCTACGAATGCATAATGAGTATCTCTTAAATACAGGTCGAGATCATCATCACTTATATTCCTCCAATCAAGATCCATAATTCCTGGACCAAGATCTGTTTCCGTTTTCCCTTTCCACGTAACACCTTCTGTATGTGTGTGATCGAACATTCCGGAAGCAAAAGCATAATCTGCTCTTTTGTAGACATCATATGGGTTTACAATACCATATCCATAGTATTCATCCCATTCTGTATCATTTGGATTTTTAGCAGCAGAATTGATCAGTTCATCTGCATTTGCACCATCAATTCCCATAATATAAGCATACATGGAAGACATTCTGATTGCTGCGTTTGAGGTTCCGTCAACGCCATCGTAGTTGCCATACGTTGCATAGTCGATCGTACCTCCATAATTGCTATATTCTGCAAACTCCCCATTAATATCTACAGACGAAACAACGATCGCTACCGGAATATTGGATGGAGTTATTTTGGCTACGTCCATACTTCTATTTCCGGCGGATACAATTACCTTGATACCAGCATCCGTAGCCTGTTTGATCGCATCCGTAAGCAGAAATGAACTCTCAGACACTCTGGCATTCATACTGATATTAATGATATCAACATCCTTCTCAATCGCATACAAAATACCTGCATAAGTACTTGTGATCGTAGCGAATCCGTCTTTGTTTGCTACTTTGATTGGCATTATGTTTACGTTATCGTTTGTCATTGAAGTAACGATTTCTGCCATTCTGGTACCGTGTCCGTTATCATCTTCTGTATTTTCTTGCTCGTCATCTACTGTATTGATTCCTTTTAGAATCCTGTCACTGTCTCCCGTATATCCGGTATCGAGGATTGCAATCGTAACCGGTTTTGTTGAAGCCGTTTCAGTATCAGTATCCATAATAATTGTATTGTCTTCTTGGGCTTCTGTGTCTTCGGTTACAATATCTCCGGAGATATCAAAAACAGCTTCATAAGAAACTGTCATATTACTGGAAACACATTCCGTATGCGCGTAGTAGGCTGCTTTCTCACTGGAAAACATAACAGCCTGCATATTCTCTGATAATGAGATAACGGAAAAGGTTATGTCTTCTTTGTCCGTGTCGTTTTGGTCGTTAATAACCTGACTTACTGCTGCATTTCCAATTGAGGTTGCTGTTTCTTTGTTTCCTTTTATAAGAATTGTCTTAAAATGAGCCTGTTTATCCTGTGACCAGCCATCTTCGTCATAAATAAGACTATGTAATTCATCAGCCTCTAATTCTCCATGGGTTCCCTCATTTAAGAATGCGAACTGTTCGGCATCAAAGTTTTCGTACGCATCATGATCGTATCCGTTTAAAATATCCGAAGACAGTCGTGCAGACTCAGATGCCATACGTTTGATATTACTTAAATTACTACTCGAATAAAAACACATTCCCGTGAGCAAAACAACAAACGCTCCGAGTATTACTGCCTGTATCCTTTTTAATTCGTTTTTCATAATTTATCCTCCAAATTGTTAACTGAAATAATATTTTCGTTTGTTTTTGTATACTAAATATGTGTTCCCAAGTTGCAGACAAAAAAAACAGTCCTTTCATATCAGAAAGAACTGTTTCGCATGTAACGATTATGCATATATAATTTCGTCAATATTTTCTATCCTGTTGATGTCAAATCCTTTGCTTTCGAACTCTTTTTGTCTTTCGTATCCTAAAATTTGTCTAATATGCTGATAACCAATAGCTGCGTTATATACCGGAACCATACTTTTGTCACTAAATTGTCGAATCCAAGTATTCGAATCGACTTCCTTTGAACTAGTTCGTCCCAAATACTCTTTCAATTCAGACGTTGTTAAATCTAATGGCAGTAACAGAAAACATGCAATTACGTCTTCTGTTGTTGTATCTATATCTTGAGGAATCATGGTTGTATCATATATGCCTTCAAACATTGATTCTTCTCCTCTCAACAAATACTTTGCAATTCCGCGAGCTATTGCGTATCTTTGTGTTTTTGCATCCAATAATTTGTTAACAACAATTGCCATTTTGCCTTGTTTTTCTTCAATTAACCGACTAAGGATGCCAGTTGTAGTGCATGATTCCTGGTTCTCAAAGTCCAAGTAATGCACTTCGAATCCAATATGAGACGCAATTGCTTCTATATCTATTGGAAATACAACTGGTCGGTCACTATAAACTTTGCGAATTAAATTCATACAGTACTCTGAAAACTCGGAATATAATTCTGTTGTTGATGAGTTAGTCGGTATTTTTTATTATTAGTGATAATCGAATATTTATAGTAAAAACTTATAAAAAACTGACGAGTTTTTCGAATTGTGAACCTTATAATTGTTAAAATAAAATAATCCAGAAAGGAGGCATCACGAATGCAGATATACTCAACATATAGTGTCAAGATCAAGCATTACAATCATATTTTTAAAGATACGGTATCTGTATACCGTGGTGCTGTAGATTTTCTGATTACTGTATGTCTCAACGAATGGGATAATATCAGTAAAATCGACCAGAGCCAAAAACGTCAACAGTACGTGGAAAGACTCTGTCATAGAACTAATGGAAATCCAAACCCAGTGTATCACTTCGATAAAAAATTCTATAAGTTCCCGAATTATTTAAGACGTGGAGCGATAAACGAAGCAATTGGAAAAGTGTCTTCCTATAAGAGTAATCTTAAAAACTGGGAAGAGACGGACATAAAAGTGCATGGAAATAAACCTTCTTTCCCTAGAGCGGGATTTACTTATCCATGTATGTACCGGACTGATATGTACAAACAGACGGAACTTTACGAAGCAAAGATCAAGGTCTTTATCCGTAATACCTGGGACTGGATCACAGTAAAGCTCCGGAAATCAGACATGGATTATATTGAAAGACGGTGTGCAGGACGAAAGAAATGTGCTCCGACGCTTCAAAAACGTGGTCATGAATGGTTTCTGGATTTCCCATTTAAGGGAAGAGTTACCCTTTGTGACACTGCGGTAAAGGATCAGACCGTAGTTTCTGTAGACCTGGGAATCAATACTGCTGCAACGGTCTCTGTCATGTGTGCAGATGGCACTATTCTGGGAAGACATTTTTGTAAACTTCCGAAAGAAATAGACTCTCTGAGCCACAGCATTAACCGTATCAAGAAAGCACAACAGTATGGTAATTCCAGGACTCCAAGACTATGGGCGAGAACGAAAGGTATTAACCATGATATCTCAGTGAAAACTGTACAATTTATTATGGATGTCGCTGTCCTTTATAATGCAGATGTGATCGTATTTGAACATCTGGATAAACAGGGCAAAGTGAAGGGTTCTAAAAAGCAGAGACTGAAATTATGGAGAAGCCAGGAAGTACAGCGTATCGTGGCAGACAAAGCGCACAGGCTTGGAATGCATGTCAGTCATATTTGTGCATGGAATACATCCAGACTGGCTTTTGATGGCAGTGGATATGTTCTCCGAGGTAAATACGGTGGATTTAAGACTTATGAACTCTGCCGGTTTCAGAATGGAAAAATCTATAACTGTGACCTGTCTGCATCGTATAATATCGGAGCCCGGTATTTCATACGTGAGATTTTAAAATCCCTGGATGAGAGTTCAAGGTTGCTCATTGAGGCAAACGTTCCTCAATGCAGTAAGAGAAGCACCTGCACGTTTGCTACACTTATTAACCTGAATGCGGAACTCATGGCTTTGCCGTCATGAGATATACTGAGTTCAGGCTGTATCTGTAGAAACGCACTCCCCGTCTTCTAAAGAGACTACGTGTTTGAGACACTTATGGGGAAGTACGCGACTTTAGTCGTGTGAGGCTTCACTGCATTATTACACTTATTTGATTTGCTTTTGCTTGCATGTTGTTCTCCTATAATTTTCTTTCCTATTCTTAGTTTAGTATTCAATACGTTTTAGTCGCCTATCCATTAGGATGCAGGAACAGGAACTTATATATGTTCGAAATTGATCGATATCCGCACTTCCGGTTCCATATGTGCATCCGGTCTCAGTCGCCGAATCCTTTTACATTGATCCGTTTTTTAGCACCTTTACAAGACATTCCCCGTATATCTTTCCTTTCGACACCATACGATTACGCCCTCTTTTCCAATCTCAAGTCTAGTATTGTCCTGATATCGTATTTTGAATGTGTTTTCTTTTTGGTTTCCTGGATTCGGATGCCCATCTTTCTGGAATCATTAAGATTTACACTCTTTTTGCCACAGGTATCCATAAATTCCAAGAATGTTTTAGCATCAATATAATACGTTTCCTCAAAGTCTCTGAAATTGATCACGATTCCAGCAATCGCACCAGCATTAGATGCTTTTACCAGGTTTTCAATCTGTCTTCGTTTGATTGGAGCATCCTTTGTACCGAACCCAAGTGTTTTTTCTTTATGACTTTTTAATTCGAGTGCATACATCTGACCGTTTTCGCAAAGGATTATATCATAAGGGCTTTTAAGCGAAAATCGTTGTGTACTGTGATTCACATCAAATCCAAGTGCAGCGTCATGTAGTCTGCAAAAATACACACCTTCTGGAACGGATGCTTTAAAATCGTCTTCGAATACTTTTCCTACGTTCTTTGCCATAACTATAATTCCTCACTTTTCCGTTTCAACATAAGCTGAACATGAGTTGGGTTCTGCATCTGGATACCAAAATCGTTTTCCACCTGGTTGCTGATAAACTGGTTTGTGTACAGATTCTTGAAAACAATCTCATAATTTCCGTTCGAGATAATATCCATAAGACCATCAAGTGTTAATGGCAGATAGTTTTCGTGTAATTCTCGGTTCCAGTTCTCAACATACCGGTACTTCAACAGGAAATGATAGAGATGATAACTGGTTGTGATCTTACCGTATACGCGTTCGTAATCATCTTTTTGTGCTCTATAAGTTTCGTTATTGTTGAGTTTTACAAGATCAAAGATATTTGCAGCTGTGTTTTTCCCATCAACTGTAATCATATCCCGAACAACAATATACTGAAATCCAGACTCAAATACTGCTTTCCAGAATAATTCCACCTGTTTTGGATCCATATAACTGTATACTTCATGAATGACGCTGCTTAAATTTAGTATACAATGCTTCGGATCCGCTACATTGTCTAATGCCGGGTATTGTGATCTGATCCAGGTGGCGTTTGGATTGCGAATCAAAAATAACTCTTTAAATGCCACCTCATTATCGATTCCAATCTGCTTCCAGTCGATCCCTAGTTGACGCATGGCTTGAAACAGACATCCGTCAGCGCAGCCAAAGTCAACGATTGTGTCGACTGCACCTGTCGGAATCTGATTTAAGAAAAACAACTTTTCTGCCATTGATCCTTCCATACGTAACGCATAGTTTTCTGTATTTTTGATTGCTGTCACTGTGTTCATAAATTGATGATCCTTTCTATTCCGTTTTTAAGAATCGATCTTGAAGTTTATTTCGATTTCGCTTAAGTCTCACTGTATTACTTTTTACTTTGACTGGATTCCTATACATTTTTACATAATTCTTATAACAATTTAGAAAGTGTTTTAACTGGTCATGGTTACTTGTATTTACTAACTCAAGCATTTTCTTATTGAACCATTTACCAGGTTTAATGTAATCCAGGATAAGTTTGTTGTATGTTTGTGCGAAATCCATGAATTTACCCAACCGTTCCTGTTGCTGCTCTTTCGTTTCTCTATCTATAATTGACACACAATGGATTTGCATCTTTTTTCCGACTTCGCAAATGTAGAATCGAGATCTGAGATATTCGGTCTGTTCTGGTGTAAATCTACATGTTTTCGCCCATTCATCAAAGCTTTCCGTACTTGTAACAACAATCATATCTCCAACAAAATACTGATTGTTCTTTTCTCGGTGCGTAATCTTAACTGGTTTATCTCCACAGAGTTCTAAGAATCGCGACATATATTTTCCATCAGTCCAATTATCTAGTAAAATTGCTTGAACTGATGTACTTATATTACGAAACTTTGCAGGACCATAACCTCTAATATCATAAAAATGGTTGTATCCCATTTGTTTTAAGGCTTCGACACTTGTATATGTCTTTCCTGTATTCGTTTTTCCATGAATGAAAACACAGAGTCGGTTCACGTATACAGTTTCTTTTGCTTTAGACTCTGCACCTTGGTTATATATTTCTTCTAACATTTCGAGATCAAGTTCACATCGCAATGGAAATCTCTTGCTAAAATACCAATCACCAAAATCTCCAAACTCTCTTCCAAGCTCGTATGCCTGAGCTCCTGTCTCTGCAATCTCTTTATTCGTAACTTTCTTTGTTCTTACTGTTTGTTTACTCATTTTGTATCCCTCTTCGTATTGTTGTTTTTACGATCTCAATCTAAGTGAATAACTTACTTGCCTGTTATTAATAAGGCTCACAATCTGAAAAACTCGTCTTTCGTTCACACAGAATAACCGAAAGTCCTATACTTATCCTTAAATATGTGTAAACTATTTGCAAACAAAAAGAAGGCAGCCATAATAGCCACCCTCTTTCGTTTGCATTTATTCTGTTTTCAGTCGCCTTCCATAGCCTAGTACCGTTCCTTTCTCTGGATCCGATCCAGTTTCTGACGTCTGTTATCAGTACGTGCTGGTTTTCCACCTGGTTTCTTCTTATAAGTTTTGCAGGTCTGGCACTGATGACGGAACGTTCCCTCTTTGCCTAAATCACAGTTTCCCTCACAAATGTAATGAATACACTGAATTTCTCTAGTTTTTGCCATAATCGTTTCCTCCTTGCGTGTGTTTATTGATATTTTGATATCTTAAATATGTGTTCAGTCACTGCAAACAAATTAATATAATCGGTTATTTTTCGAATATGCGCATGCCGGAAACACACAAATAGAACACGCTCATTCATCCCATATTTATCGTATACAAATAAACAATCATAAAAGGAGACAAATCAGGTTACTGGTGCGCCTCCTTTTTATTGTTTACAGGAACAATCAAAAAAACATTTATTTTAAGGAGGAACCAAAACCATGATTAAGTTATTTAATTCAAAAACCACTTTTGAGGAGGCAGTAGAGATTAGCCGTACTGTTTCCGACCTGACCGAACTCGATATGATTCAGATTTCAGCTCTTTTTGTTGCAGCAAGAAACACAGGAAACGAAATCCTGGAAATGAAATGTCATAACCGGTTAAACGAATACAGCCAGACAAAGTCAAATCTGAAGTACATCGTAAATCGTATGTATGGCAAATACGGAGTTGACGAATTGATGTACTTGTATCAGCAGTATTCGTACGATGAGATCTACGACATGATCAGTCCGATGGTTTCCGATCTTTGGAATGAACTGACATGGAAATTCGTTTCCGGTTATCTTGGTGATACAAGAGCAAACCGAAACATTTTCTTTTACGGTCGTTTCTTAAAGATCAGAATCAAAGGTCTGTACTGCAGATTGATCGGCGAACTTGCAAAAGAACGCTATCCAAAGTTAACATTCAGCATGTTGAGACAGTATGTGAAACTTCGGAAGCTAACAAGCTACCGGTTCATTATTTCTCGTCATACAAACAACGAGTTGAATCAGATCTTGTTAGACGCTGAGGCAGAAACCCTGTCAATGAAACGTCTCAACCAGATGCGAGTTGCTTTTGGATACGAACCAGAGATCGAAGAAATTCCGTTAAGAGAACAGCCTGCATGGAAAGCTTCTCACAGGAACGAAAGAGAATTCTGGAAGAAGACAAAGGCAGACAAGATCAATCAGAAAGAACAGGACGGTTTTATTCTGTACCTGAAACGTGATTTTGATTTCACGGATGATGAGCTTGCAAACCTTGTAAACTGGCTCATGATTGCCAGATATGAAGGTCGTGTTGGAGATGACATTCCTGTATGCGAATCACTCAAGAACAGATACAAAGGAAAGAAAGGTGGAAGAATAACTGAACCAAACTACATGAAAGAGATGCGTGTAGAAATCCTTATGAACTGTGATACCGATTTCGTTTCCCCAGTGTTTATTCATACACTGGAATCCGGAATTGGCGGAAAAGTCAGAGGACAGATCAACGCACATCTCGCAGCCTAAATTTTAGAAAACACTCATGGGAATTCTCTTTGGAGATCCTGTGGGTGTTTTCTTTACTTGGGCTACCTTTACCGATTGTAAATTTTGCTTTACAAATTCTCGTAAACTGAAACAAAAGAATGCCCCTACTAGAATCCCATATGAGATACCTATGAATAACCACTCCCATGCGGTATTTACATATCCTATGGAAGTGGTATCTTCCTAAGATATAGGTACCAGGTTGTAGTTTTCGTGTGGTCGTGACACTTACGTCTTTCGATCTGTCCGAAAACAGATGTCCGTACCTGCACATGCTGTTCACACAGCATCTATTCCTCTTACGGAATTACTTTTGGGATTCAGTTCGTGGAATCCTGACACTTCTGGTAATGCAAGGAACTCGAAACTTTCTGTTCCGTTCCATGCATCCGGCACTGCCTTTCTCATGATGTTCGCAGCTCCGTTACAGTCTGCATTGATGACCAGACCGTTACTGCATCTGTATAACCCTCTTTTGATGCGTCTTCCGGAGAAATCTGCTTTTTCATCGTCAACACCGTATACCGGAATGTAATCCATCGCTGTGATGTCCGCCCTGGATGTATAAGATTCTTCCTGTGTGATAACAGCGATACCTTCCCGTTCTGCTTTATAGGTGATCATATTCTTAAGGAGTGAAAACGGCATGGAAACGAAAACCTGGTTATTCTGTGCACCCATGCTGGTGTTTTGTTTCCAGAACTTGTTTTCTCCAAGAATGATCGTTCCAGCTCTGTGTTCCAGGCAGAAACGGATGATATCCCGGCTGATCTTGTGACACTGGTCATTGATGAAATTATGGTGGTTGACACTGATGGAATTCAGTTTCCTTGAACTGGCAGTGTATCTGTCATGTCCTTTTGTGATGATACTTATGGCTGCTGCCCTGGATTTATGAAACCACTGGCAGTCTGAGAGGACAGCTCCGCCCTTGTAAAGCTTAGATGAACCATCATTGCATACGATAGCTGCGAAGTTGTCGATACCAAAATCTACAGAACATAAGTATGGCAGATCAGGACGTAACGGTACTTCCGGTTCTTCCAATGTCAGAGAGATGATGTATCTGTCATAAAACGGAATGACTTTTACTTCTTTCAGTACTGCCTTGTTGGACAGGTTTGGAAGATACAATCTTTCAGGTACCAGTGGCAGTTTGAGTAGAGTCCCATGATCTGTGAAATACAGTACCGCATCCTGGTTGGATAATGTAAAAGTCGTAACGCCTGATCTTTTATAACGTGGCATCCTTGGTCTGCCGAGATATTTCTCAGGATGTTTCTTATAATCGGACAGTGCCTTAAGCCAGTCTTTAAAATCCTGTACTGCCTGTTTTAAGACATTCTGTGCTGACTGCATGGGAAGTCCTGCCAGAAAATCAGGATTATCCGTCACGCGCATCAGTTTCTCAAGATGACAGTATGAGATAACCTTTTTGACATGGATGGAAGGAAACTGATCTTCCAGTAACGCAACTTCAGAAAATACCTGCGTTTCATTGTCAGAACGGTTCTCCTTGTCATATCCGGTAAAGATCTGTCTGATCCGGAAAAGAGCAGCATTGTATAACAGCTTTGCATATTCTGCATTTCTGTCACAATAATCGAATATGTAATTACCACGAGCCACCTGGGACTGCATAACACGATAAGCCATGACTTCTGCTCCTTTCCTTGAAATATCGTTACAAACAGAATAAGGCTCACTTTTATGTCAATTCGTCAGTTTTGTAACTTTTTCTTTGCAATTTACGACGAATTATTATATTTGTGAACCTTGTTCCATAACAGTATAGGTCATTCACTCACGCCCATGCGGTGTTTTACATCCTATGGACGTGGTACTCTGACCATATTAATAGATGCATTCGTTGCTTACGTTTACAAAAGCTGATCTACATACTTTCCGAGATCTTTTTCTGCCTCGGTTTTCAGTGTGTAAAATCCGCTCATGTAATCCATTTTTGATGTCGATAACGCTTTGAATATGCATTCTGCCAAAATCTGGTTTGCGTCTTCTTTGTATATATTCTGAATTTCATCAATGCCGTCATCGAAATACATCATCGCGACATTATTGAGGTAATTCAAACTATAGTTTGCGAGATCGATACCCGTTGCACAAGCTACATACTGGACTTCAAAGGTTTTCATATCAAGCTGAGATCGAACTTCGCCGAAAACGAATTTAGTATCTGAGTACTTCTTTCCTATAAATCCGGTTTTCTTGTCACTATCATCCTGGCAATTTACCTTATCCTTTTCCTCATCCTTATCCTTAAGCATTTGTTCCATGATTTCGTCCATCTTAATTCGTAACTGTTCTGCCTTTGCGAATGCTTTTGTGATGTTTTCTAAAGTATCTGCATTCGAAGAAAAGCCTGCATAAGTATATGTTGCAATACCGTATGCGTCATAGAAAAATGTCAGATTAAGTTCGCTGCATTCAAATTTAACTCGTTTTGCATACATACCTTTGTACCATGCAGTTTTCGCAATCTCATCGCTGCTTGAGATCACTTCAAATTCATCGATTTCCTCTGTTAACCCGCACTCTTTGCACGCAAGACGCAAAGCTTTTTCCTGTAAGTTAACGACGTCATCATGAACCTGTTCGCTTTGTTCTAAATAATAATCTTCTGGTGTCATAATACTTCTCCTTTTCTGTTTTTGTTTTTGATACTATAAATATGTGCCGGAAAAGATATCTGCAAAACAAAAATAATACCTGTGGACGCCCATTATAAGTATCCGCAGGTATTGTTTAATGATCATTAGCGATCGAGATCTTCGTCAGCGCATTCCAGGTCGCTCGTTGTAGGCATTAATGTTCCGGATATTCTTTCTGCGTATTCTGAAAGCGCTTCCTTCGCCTCGTATTCTGAATCGTATCCGGTTTCAAGATAATCTACTTCATAGGCGCTTTCGAGTTCAAACAGACATTCTGCAATGATCTGATTTGCGGATCCGTCGTATGTATTCCGAACTTCTTCGATACCTCCTTTATAGAACATTGATACAATGTCTTCCATTTTGGATTCGATGTATGTGTTCAGATCAATGGTATCGACACAAAACAAATACTTTTTATCCGGATCCAAGCAATTTTCGTCCTGATCTAAATAAGCACGAACCTCGCCGAACCGGAATATCGTATCATCAATTTGGTCAATCAAACACTGTGAATCATCTGTCCAAATAACTGAACTTTGTGTGGAAGTCGGTGTCTGTGCCGGATTTGGTCCATGTAAATCAGAATCGATGTCGTCTGAATTCACTTCCATATTTTTGATGTCCTGGAAGTGCTGACTATGTTCGAATTCTTCGTTCGAATACAAAGCTGTCTCCAATCGATTTAATAATTCAGCTGATGTTATTTCTGGTATCTTAATCATGATAATTATTCCCCTTCTCAATTTGGTACCATAAATATGTGTCAGAAAACAAAAACTTATTTCTAACTTTTCACTACGCCACAATTGGTAATCGTTCTCATCATAAATGATGGACACTGCCTGTGCTTCTCAAATTCTGGTTGCTCTCCATTCAATTCACTTTTGATATATTCCTGCATTGCTCTCAACGCTTCGTCTTCAGATGTGTATTCTTCTTCGATCTCGTATGGATTAAGAGGAACTATATATGGAATCCATGAATCGGCGATCACATAATTAGCTTCTGAACCAAAAGTCTTTTTGACTTCCTCGATTCCACCAGGATAATACTGTTTCAAGATGTTATCAGTACGATCTATCGGAGCTCCACTGATATTGATATCATAATCAAAAATCCCATAAAGTTTCTGTACAGGATCCCCACCAAATCGATACCGAATCCCACAAACTCGAAACCTGGTTTCATCGATCTTTTTAAATATTACTTGCAGATTTGTGGGAGTCCAGGATGGGTCAAGTGCTATATTTATTTCTCGTACAGTGAATTCTTTTCGTTTCATAGAATTGATCCTCTCTGTTTACAACATGTTTTTGTTTCCGGTTGTTCTGATTTCTAACTTCCAGAGCCAACATAATTTACACGTGTTTTCGTTTGCTTATGATAAGGCTCAAAATATAGAAATCTCGTCACCGGAAACGAAATGGTTCTGATTCAATTTTGGCATACATGCAAAACAATTAACCGAGAATTCCAGCCCTACTTCTTAAAACCTGATCTTTCTTGCAACAATTGGATCTTTATCCAAAGTCGGACACAAAATAAGCTCATCTTCATGTGGCATAACACGTAGATCAATCATATAATTTAGTGAGGATTTGGCATCTTCTGTTGTAATTCCGGCTGCTTCTGTCAAAAATTCGATCGTTGGTTTATCATTGGTTCCTAAACATACGATTGCAATTGCATTACAAAGGACTGTATTATAGTCATCGGGATGCTGCATTTTCAAATTCGTGATAGACTGATAAATAAAATCAACACTCAATTTGAATCGACGTGCTTCAACACAAAACAATCTGGCATCATAAAAACAAAGACTTGCTTCATCCATAATCACTCTTGTCATCGGGGCTTTTTCGTCATACATCATTGTATACCGGTACACGAGTTCATCTAAAAAGATTGATTCGTAAACACTTTTTTCAAACCAGTCCGTTTCCACAAACAAAACAGTATTTGTTTTATGCATAAAGTCATGAACAAGACTTGAGAGATCGATTGTGTCTCCTGGTAATAATTCGTTAAGTCTGACCATCAAACTCATAATCACAGATTCTCTGACAACCGAAGACAGAGATCGAATTGATTCTGACCAATAAGCAGCATCTCCGCTGGTATCCCCAGATAGCTTTTCAACAATATTCTTGTGATTGCATTTTTCAGGACGGTCAAGAAGTACCAAAATGATATCTAAAAGAGCTCTCTTTTCGGCTTCCAAAAAGAATTCATCTGTCTTTTCGTCATCAAAAAGAAACTTATGAGCATTAAACATTTTGTTTACGAATCGTTCCGCATCCGCACGATCAGTAATCAAAGAGAAGTAATCGATTGGTCTTTTGCTTAAGTCGATCTCAAATGTTTTTCTTTCTGTCATACGTTCGACAATATTTTCGGCTTCTGATTTTCCCATATAGACGATACAGTTACTATGATGATCTGCGGTCATAATATTGGGCTCGATATAACTGTATTTCTTCCCGGAGCCCGCTGCTCCGAGTACTAAGACATTCGTATTTGTTTCAGGGCTCAATGGAATTAATACATCTTTTCCGAGCCTTTTCGTTGGACCGCAATATCCACTCGGTAACTGATAGGTTTTAAACTCATAATTTGGTTTCTTAGGTGCACGTAATATATTTTGCTTTTCCTGATTTCTCTTTCTGCTAAATAAAATCATAATCTATATTCCTTTCTGCTTTGTTGTTCATTGTTTTTGTTACCCTAAATATGGACAACGAAAAAGCAAAGGAAACAGAAATATTTCAAATCATACCCTTAGAACCGAGCATAGGTATCACGGGAGTTTATCTCACGTTACCTGTACTCCAAAGGAGTGGGATTCAATAACAACACTAGTGCAAATTTTGATACCACACCTTACGGTGTACAGTTCACTCGAAACAAGTTCTCGTGATACGTTTTTAAGAATACGAAGCATAGGTTCCGAAAGTTGCAGAATACTCTTCGATTACTACCCTGGAACCTTTTGTTGGTATTCTATAACAACACTAGTGCAAGTTTTGATACGTTTTTGGGAATACAAAAAGACAGGTTCCGAAGACTGCATAACACACTTCGATTACTACCAGGAACCGCTTGTAGATATTCAATAACAACACTAGTGCAAGTTTTGATACGATTTTTCGAATACGAGGCATAGGTTCCGAAAGCTGTATAATACATTTCGATTACTGCTTGGAACCATTCATAGGTATTCAATAACAACACTAGTGCAGATTTTGATACGTTTTTGGGAATACGGTTATTTGGTTCCGACTGCTGAAGAATACACTTCGATTATTGTTTGGAACCGAGTATAGGTATTCAGTAACAACACTAGTGCATGACCCGTATCCCTAACGGAATACGGATCTTCGAACAAGTTCGATAGATTTAATACGATTTTTAGAATACAAAAAGACAGGTTCCGAAAGCTGCATAACACACTTCGATTACTACCACGGAACCCATATTTAAGATAACAAATCATTAAAACTCAAGGAGGAAAACAATATGAGTACATTCAAACCAACATGGGAACTGAAAGTTGCTGATGCTGAAAAGCCAGAATTAATTGGACAGCTCATCGATATTTTTGAGGACTTCCTGGACGACAAAGGGATCACGACTGATGATATTCCAAATCCAGAACGAGAAGATGAAGACGACTGTTCCGCTATCATCTATGGTACCGATTATGATGTTCTGGCGGATAAAATTGCTTCTGTCTTAGGTTTCGAACGATAACAAACAAAAATTGAGACTGGTTAATGCCAGTCTCTTTTTGTTCTTACTTGCCAGAGAAAAGGAATTCATTGAGCGTGATGACGTTCAGGCGTTCCTCAAGAAAGTTGCCGAATAAGTTCCTAAACCTGGAGAAAGACATGCAGCGATTGTTGTGTGTCTTTTCTTTTGTCTCTTTCGAGCACATATTTAGGATACCAAATAAAATAGATCAAACGAAAGGAGATCAAAACAATGGGTAATATTAATAAAACAGGACTTGGTAACTCTAATGACGGAAATGATGATTTCAATCCAGCACCACTTAACATTGAAGATATCATGCAACTTCGAATCACTAAAGTAACGCTTCGAAAGCTGTATTTTGATTACGAGGATCGGCATTTTGCGATTATCGATGTCAGTGATTTTTGCAACTCTTTACTGTACTTCTATGAGCGAATTTTCACAAACGATTATGGGTTTGTGAATATGAGGTTCATAAACTCTACTGACAAGTCAATTCGTATTTCATGGTTTATCAGAGACGTATCCAAACGTCACCCACTTACTATAACTTATAGTAATCTCGATCGTGAATATTTTGCAAAGGCTCTTACAGAACTTGGATTTGCGACCAGTTTATACGAAGACGAATGGGCAGAAAAGAAACAGAAGATCGATGATATCAAAGCAGAAATTGCAAGACTTAATGACCAGATTAAGGATATCAATGATGAATTCTTTAAAACATCTGGTCACGGTTCAAAATCCTACACAGATGAGACAATTAGAGCTATGATACTTCCGCAGATTTTGGGAAGAGATTTCCCATACATGAAAGATTATGATCATGTTTGGGAAGAAAAACCGATTTCTAATCCTAATTTGCGCTGGAATGATCCAGAAAGGTATACCGACATGATTTCTGTTGGATTCCCAGAAAAATCTGAAAACGGGAAAACCACATACCATCGTCTATATGTGCCAATCAATGCACTTATAAACAAAGATGCATTATCAGTTTTGTACTTTCATCGGAAATATTGGAAAAAGTACAATCCTGATACAACAGAAGCCGAGAATCCAGTCTCCAGACGTGAAGCAACGACAGCTTTGGATATTACTTCTCATTCTTACAGAGAGGCTTTGGCTTCAAAATCTGACCTCTCCTTATTTACAGATGAGAAGGAAGAAGAATTCCTGAAACGTGATGATGTACAAGAGTTTCTCAAGAAAGTTGCCGAGTCCAAATAAATTGTAAACGCAAAGGAAGACATGCAGTTATTACTGTGTGTCTTTTCTTTTTGTTATTTCGCTTTCTTCAATCCCATATTTAATACAACAAATAAATGCATACACATTCAAGGAGGAATTGAACATGCGTATTTTAAAGAATGATACTGCAGACTTCAGTATCGAAATCAAGAATCTTGACAACCTTTACATTGCAAAGGTGACCGAAAGTCATATCAGATTTGTCTATGATGGAAAGCGTTATATTCTGTCAAAAGACGATTCGGATGACGAGTTTATGACTCTTTATAAGGTAGTATCAAAAGATACTCTGCGTGAAATCAGTACGCAGATTACGTCTCTTGATATCTGTCTTCTGGTCAGAGATTCATCAAACTCTGATGCAAACAAAGAGTATTTCGCAAGAATGCTTACAAAGTTAGAGTTTGCCACAGGTATGTACGAATCTGAGTATGCTTCTAAAAAAGCAGAACTCGAACAGATTCATGCGGATATGATGATGGATCTTGACTCTGATTTTGATCCCAGAATAGCAAAATTTCTGGGAGTCTGCTGTTAAACAAAAGAAATTGAGCCTGCTTTTTAGTGGGCTCCTTTTTGTGTCCGGATTATTGGACTCGATATTATAAAACTAAATAAAAAGACACGAGCTGACGCCCACGAAATACCTGGCTACGAAAAGAAAAGAGCCCACCATGAAGGCAAGCTCTTTCCTTTTATGCACTGATCATTGGGTTGACGTATGTTACGCCAATGTATACGCCGCCAGCGATAAACACAAGCAGCATACCAGCCGTCAGCAAACTCTTACCAAGAGCCTCTGCATCGTAACTATATTTGATACGACAGACTGCTAACAAAGCGACACCGATGATTGATAAAATAGCTCCAACGGTTAATAAAAATAATAACATTTTAATTCCTCCTTATATGTGTACGTTTTGTTTGTTGTCCTAAATATGTGCTTCGTTCGAACACAATTACAACAGATACCGTAATTTTGTAGCCGATCATTCGTTGCCCTCTCTTTTTGTGTCCGATTTATTGGACACTATATATAAAATCAACTTCAGCGGACACGAAATAACGGCAACAAAAACATCCGGCTACGAAAAAGAGCCCACCATAAGGCAAGCTCTCTTCGTTTTCATTAATCGTTGTTATCCCAATCCGGTAATTCGATGGTCTTTTCTGCATCGACAACTTTCTCGTTATGATACCAGGATGTCCATGGATTGTACGTCCAGTATTTATCTTCTTTGACTTTCTGATTCCATTCAGAAACATCTTTGATTGCTAATATTTTTGCAGCATCATCGTTTCCTGCATCCGCAATCTTTACTTCGTTTTCATAATCTTTGAGTCTGTTCCAATATGAACCCAAACAAAGATGATAAAGGAAACGAAAACAACCCAAAACGCAATGGATGATAACCTTTCTGCTATTTCACCAATGCTGGTAAACATCGTTTCTGTGTATACGATATAGAAAACAATCATAGCAATAAGTGCGACTAAAAAGATAAGCATAATAATATTCTCCTTTTCTTTGTGTGTAATTGTTGGTTATCTTAAATATGTATTTCGTTCTGGTATAATAACAACAGAAACACTAACTTTGTAGTTGATCATCCGTTGTCATCTCTTTTTGTATCCGATTAATTGGAGATGAAATAACGGCAGAAAAAACATCTTGATACGAAAACATCCGGCTACCAACTAAAGTATATACATGCACTGGCAATGATAATTATCTCCAATATAGCGACACCACGATCTTCAGAATCAGATAGAATACCAAACAAAATAGTTCCAACAAGCAAAACACTAAATACAACGTCCAACATAATATTTCCCTCCTTGTATACGTACGTTTGTTCACAGTTTGTCTACCATTAATAAGGCTCACTTTTTGGAAACCTCGTCAGATTTCTTAATATTTCGGATCCGTTTCTTCTGTAACCAAAAGAAAAAGAACCCACATATTTGTATGCAGATTCTTTTCTCTTTCGTTTTTGGTTACATTTTGGCGGATCCTATTCGTTCGGATTCTCCAAACCGAACGCAGACCAGTCGTCATCCGTTCCTTCGTTTTCTAATGATAAACGATATGAATCGACGTCAAGAATTGCATCGACCATAACATAGGAGTAGTTCTGATCTCCATTTTCGTCCTCAAAGGATAATCTCATAGTATTGTATTCCCCAAGGGTAAAACCATAATACGATGTAATACATCCAACAGCTACTCCATTCTTATCGTACAGACGATTAATTTCTTTATCATCTGGATTTCGATAATAGATATGCCATGTGTCATCGTACTTTACAAAAACCGGTTCTAAAGAATCAGATAATGATTTTGAATCTGCTCTCTGCTCTGTTATTTGAGTGCTTTCGTTTGAATTCTCGCTAAGATCAGAATAACATCCGGTAAGATACAAAGACATGATCAGGACCGCTAAAACCAATAACCCTCTTTTGTTTGTTACATTGTGTTTCATCTTCGTTTTCTCCTTTTATATGTGCTAAATTTATTGGCTATCTTAAATATGGAATGAACTACCGCACACAAATACTTCGGAAACAAAAGAGACCAACCAATCGGTCAGTCTCTAATGTAAGTTTAGTCTACTTTGATATCGGTGCATCTGTAGAAAATCTCCGGATCAAAGTTTGGGAGTTCTTTAATGACATTTTTGTCTTTTTCTGACAGGTTATCCCACCAGTTCTGTCTATCCTCGATTGACGAGTAGTAATCATAGTGATCATCTTTCCCTTTATACATGGTAAGTGAAATGTCGGATAATAAAGCTCTTGCATCGGATGCAAACCAATCGATCAGTGTCCAGTCTGATGGTTTATTAAAGAACCTCATCTTTGATTCTGTATCCGTATTGAAACAACCAAAATTGAACGAAGAATAATTCCAATCTCCAACATTTCTATCTCCCTTGTTGTTATCACCTACGTTACTGTCTCCAATGTTCTTGTCTCCTGTGTTTCGATTTCCATAGTTTTCGCAACCTGTATTTTTGTATCCAAGATTTCTATCACCAGAGTTTCTGTGTCCAGAATTTTGATTGCCAGTATTGCAATTTCCCTTATTGCAATCTCCAGAATTACCAATTCCGGAATTATCAAGACCTGTGTTAACAGTCTGTAATACCTCTTCCCAGGAAAGTTCGCGTACGATTTCAAGCTTATTAGTACATGATTTTTCACCATTTGTTTTGATATCTCCATAAGCAACCACTTCAGCAACTTTGTTTTCTGGGTTAAACGAATAATAATTAAAACAATCTAATAACCGGGTACAAAAATGCATTCCGTGACCACAAATTTCAATTTCTCCTTCTTCCTCGAATTTACCAGGACAAGTATATTGCTTTGGTTTAGCTCCTGCTGGTCTACAGGTCCAATTCGAATAAAAAACCTTGTATCCACGTACGGGTCCACTCATCTTTGTTACTTCACTCATTTTGTTTCCTCCTTTTTATGTGTGTTTGTTCTTTGTTATCCTAAATATGGTATAAGACTGCTGCGCACAAATACTCTGGAAACAAAAAGAGACCAACCAATCGGTTAGTCTCTAGTGTGAGTTTAATACACTTTGATTCCCGTACATCTATAAAAGATATCTTCATCGAAATTTGGAATCGCAAAGATACATCTCTTTTCAGAATCATCTAATTCATTCCACCACTTTTGAGCCATATTACGATTTTCATCCTGTGAGAAAACTTTAAAGTATCCACCTGCTGTTTCATAACTTGGATTTAATTCTTTTTCTTCGGCAGTCATATCCTCTTTGTCTACCCATTGAATCGTTTCCTTCGGCATACTCATCAACAGCAATCTTGCATCTGATTCTAACCAATCGTAATAAGTCCAATCCGATTGTTTGTTGAACAGCATTATTGTTGGTACTTCTGTGTTGAAACAACCGGTGTTGTAAGAAGATGCATTCCAGTCGCCGGTATTAAAATTACCAATGTTGCAGTCTCCTACGTTATTACTTCCATAATTCCAGTTACCTGTGTTCATGTCTCCGTTGTTATTATCTCCAACATTTCCAAATCCTGGATTATAATCTCCGGTATTTCTATTGCCTGCATTTTGATCTCCGGTGTTTCTATGACCAGCGTTATAATCACCAGCATTGTTGTATCCGAGGTTGCGATTTCCTGTATTAAAACCTCCAATATTAAAAGTTCCTGTGTTGTGACTTCCAGCATTACCAGATCCAGTATTACTATGACCAGTATTCTTACGTCCTGTGTTGTAACTTCCGGCATTATCGTTACCGGTGTTAGAAAATCCAGTGCAATTATTTCCAAGATTGGTAAGAGCTATCACTTCACTCCATGGAACTTCACGTACGATTTCTAACTTATTGGTACATAATTTGTTACCATATTTCTCACTTTCACTTATAAGAACCTTCCCATAAGCAATCACTTCGGCTACTTTGTTTTCTGGATTGAACGCATAATATTCAAAACAATCTGCTAATTTTTGGCAGAAATGCATTCCATTATGGCAAATTTCAAGTTCCCCTTCTATTTCGAATTTACCAGGGCACGCATATTGCTTTGGTTTGAATCCTAACGGATCACAGGTCCAATCTGAATTGAATACCTTGTATCCGTGTATTGGTCCATTTGTCTCTGTCACTTTACTCATTTTGTTTCCTCCTTTTTTTGTGTGTGATGTTTTTGTTATCCTAAATATGTGTCTGATTTCTGCACACTAATACTCTGGAAACGAAAAGAAAGAGACCTCGATTGAAGTCTCTTCCTTGTATTTTAACTAGTTTGTTTTTGTGCACTCATGAAATCTTTCTCTTAACATGTCTGTTGCAATCTGTCTTGCAGTTTCGAATCCCTCACAGAATCGTTCATCTACAGCGTCGATATCTTCCTCATCATACTTAAGGTCACGCATAATCTTTTTGATATCATCAATTCCTCGCTGTTTTCTATGACGACTGTTATATACAGGCATTTTGTCTATAAGCATAAGGTAATCAGGAATACGCTTCAGTGTTTCACCTCTATCGATGTTTTCACTGTCGGGTTTTTCGACTACGGGTTCGTTATTGTCGGATACATCTGTTTTTAATACCCCTACTCTGATTCCGGTACATTCGTAAAAGATATCAGGATCAAAGTTCGGAATCGCTTTAATGGTATCCTTCTCCGTATCCGAAAGATTATCCCACCAATATTGAACACGACTACAATCATCCTGTATTTTTAAGAATCCACCTGCTGTTTTATAACTTGGATGCCTGTCTTTTTCTTTTTGAGACATATCTACTTCGAACACCCAGTCAACATTGAACCCAGGCATCTGGTTTAACAAATATCTTGCGTCCGAACAGAGCCAGTCTTCATAAGTGATGTTTGACGGCTTATCGAACATCATGATCTTGTGCTCTTTTACATTGAAACAGCCAGAATTATTAGATGACTGATTCCAGTCACCTGCGTTTCTGTCTCCAAAATTATGATCACCACTGTTTTTACTGCCGGTGTTATTATTTCCGGAATTGTATTTTCCTGCATTTTTCGATCCTGAATTATAACTTCCTATGTTTTTGCGACCAGAATTATAATTTCCAGAATTTTCATAACCTGTATTTCCTGTACCTACGTTATAGGAACCTACATTACCGCTTCCAATATTTTGACCACCTGTGTTGTTACTACCGAAATTGTTATTTCCGGTATTAAAGTCTCCAGAATTTCTGTGTCCGCAATTATATGATCCAGAATTTCCGTTGCCTGCATTTCGATTTCCTGAATTAAGACCGCCTGTATTCTCAAAACCGGTACAAAGATCACCCATATTGACAAGATGCAATACTTCATCCCATGAAAGTTCGCGAATTATCTTGAGCTTATTGGTACACGACTTATTACCATCTGTTATAACTTTTCCATAAGCAACCACTTCGGCTACTTTGTTTTCAGGATTAAAGCTATAATAAGAAAAACAGTCCGATAAACGTGTACAAAAATGCATTCCATGTTCGCTGAGATCGAGATGACCCATTTCTACAAACTTTCCAGGACATGAATATTGTTTTGATATCGCCCTATCATTTGGTCTACAGGTCCAATCCGGATAAAATACCTTGTATCCGTGTATTGGTCCGTTTGTTTCTGTCACTTTACTCATTTTGTTTCCTCCTTTTTGTGTGTAACATTTTTATTATCCTAAATATGTGTTTGGCTGCGGCACACAAAAAAATCGGAAACAAAAAGAGACCAACCGATTGGTCAGTCTCTAGTTTGTGATTAATTTACCTTGATTCCTGTACATTCGAAGAAAATATTAGGATCAAAGTTTGGAATTGCTTTAATGACAGCTTTGTCGGAATCCGAAAGATCATTCCACCATTTTTGTCTACCCTCTATGTTGTTAATAACCTTCAGGTATCCACCTGTTGTTTTGTAGGTTGGGTAAGAAGTCTTCTCGTCATCGGTCATACAAGCTTCTTTTTCCCATTTTGTTGATACGTCTGGCATACTGTCTAACAAAGCGCATGCATCGCTATCCTGCCAGTCAGTATAAGTCATGTTAGAGGGCTTATTGAACATTATGATTTTTTGTTCTTCGGTGTTGAAACAACCAGAATTGTGAGATGATTTATTCCAGTCTCCAGAATTAGAATCACCAAGATTCCGATTGCCTGTATTTTCAGCTCCCAGGTTAAAATGTCCACTATTAAGATCACCTGTGTTATTATCCCCCGTATTACAGTTACCAATATTTTCGTCACCGGTATTATAATACCCAGCATTCTTACATCCAGTGTTATTACTGCCTGAATTTTCATAACCTATGTTAAAATCTCCTGAATTACAATCACCAGAATTCCAACCACCGCTATTATAAGAGCCAGTGTTTTTGTTCCCTGAATTTTGAGATCCTGTATTATAATGTCCAGAATTTTGGTTTCCAGAATTCCAATATCCTCTGTTATCATCGCCAGTGTTGAAATCTCCAGTATTATAATCTCCAGAATTCAAATTCCCAGCATTTTCATTTCCAGTGTTTTTTAACCCAGTACAGTCATTGCCAGTATTAACAAGATCTAATACTTCTTTCCAGGAGAGTTCCCGCACGATTTCGAGCTTATTTGTACATGACTTATCACCCTCTGTTACGACATCACCGTAAGCGATTACTTCGGCAACTTTGTTTTTACTGTCAAAGCCATAATAATTGAAACAGTTTGCTGCTTTTTGACAGAAATGCATTCCGTTGCCACAAACTTCGATTTCTCCTTCTTCTTCGAACTTGCCTGGACATGTATACTGTTTTGTATTCCCGCATGGACTGCAAGTCCAGTCCGGTCTAAATACCTTATATCCGTGTACAGATTCATTCTTTTTGGTCTCATCACTCATTTTGTTTCCTCCTTTATGTGTACTTAATTATTTGTTTTAAATATGGGACTGGACTGCTACACACAAAACATCCGGAAACAAAAAGAAAAGAGACCTCATATGTGAGATCCCTTGTTCTATTTAAAGCTGGTTTTCGATTGCTCTTAACGCGCTATACAAAATACGTCCTTCTTCTGTGACTGTAAGCACGTTCATATACGGAATTGTCGGTTTTTCTAAGTACTGTTCCAACTCTGTTCCTGCAACCTTATCAGACATCTTGTAATACTTGTTTGATAATTCGTCGTAATTCGGAAATGGTCGTGATTCGATCTTGAAGATATCACTCCAGGATTCCTTTACATAAGGCTTCACTTCGTCATAACCGCTTCTCGTCTCCAAAAAGATATGTTCGTTTTCTTTGATTGCGTTCGCACAGTCTAAAACTATAAGAGCATCATCTGCTTTCCAGATTTCATCAAAGCATTCGATTGCTGTTCTCGGCTGTGTCTTGAAAAATTCATCAATCTGGTCAAACATTGGGAATTCCCAATCGAAAAGACTTATCATGCAAAGCATTTTTAACATCTTTTCCTGACTGTTTGCTCTTAAACCATATCTCTTCTTGATTTCTTCTTTGCTCATTCTTATCATTTTTGTTTCCTCCTTGTTTGTGTGTCCATCGTTATCTTAAATATGGGATAAGATTATTACACACAAAGTAACCGGAAACGAAACATGTTTGCAATCGAAAGAAAGAGCCCGAAATGTCTGAATCTCTCAAACATTTTAGACTCTATTCTTTGATTAGTCTTCTCCGTACATGCAGATCTCGCACATGTACTTACAATTAGCACAATGTTCGTTGTACCATCGCATCCAGTCTTCCTGTGTGAGTTCGTGCGTTACGTTCGCTTTTGTCCAATAATCTTGATACATGAAATCGCAACTGTTGGACATATCTTTTTTCTCTGGCATACTTGTTTCCTCCTTGAATTGTGTGCTTTATTGGTTAACCTAAATATGGTACTAACTACTGCACACAAAAACACCTGAAACAAAAGAGAGACCAACCAAAAGGTCAGTCTCTGATTTTTGTTAGGACTCAAGCTGTACATTTACACCAGTACATTTATAGAAAATGTCTGCGTCAAAATTCGGAATTGAAAGAATTGTCTTCTTTTCAGAATCATCTAATTCATCCCACCACTCTTGAACCATATTACGGTTTTCATCCTGTGAGAAAACTTTAAGGTATCCGCCTACTGTTTCATAACCTGGATTTAATTCTTTTTCTTCATCAGTCATGTTGTCTGACCAAATCCATTCAACTGTACGATTTGGAATATCGTTCAGCAGATGACACGCTCTACTTTTTAACCACTGACTATAAGTCCAGTTTGATGGTTTGTTGAACAGCATAATTGTTGGCTCTTTTGTATTAAAGCAGCCATTATTATAGGAAGACAGGTTCCAGTCGCCAGTATTTCGGTTTCCAATGTTTCGATTTCCGGTATTATAATTTCCAGAGTTATAATTTCCAGTATTACTCTTTCCTCTGTTATTGTTTCCGGTATTATTATTTCCTGTATTTTCATAACCTGTATTGCTATCTCCTACATTCTTGCGTCCAGTATTATGATGTCCAGTATTTTGATCGCCAGTGTTGTAATCACCGTCATTGTAATTACCTATATTATAATCTCCTGTATTTGACTTCCCGGTATTATAACATCCTGCGTTATAATCTCCTGAATTTCTGTACCCAGAATTGTAATGTCCAGTATTATCATAGCTGCTGTTATGGTTTCCTGTATTATGGTCTCCAGTGTTATGATCTCCTACATTTCCGCGTCCTGAGTTGTAATAACCTACATTCCGGTCACCCTCGTTGTCAGAACCAGAGTTATAATTTCCAGTATTACATTCGCCTGTGTTACCAATTCCAGTACAATCCTTGCCGATATTAACAAGACTTAAAACTTCTTCCCAGGAAAGTTCCCGAACAATTTCAAGTTTGTTTGTCCAACATAGCGTACCATGTTCACTTTTTCCAATATCGCCGTAAGCTATTACTTCGACTACATGAGTATTGCTATCAAACTTGTAAAATCCAGATTTGAAATAACCAATTGGGTTCGTACGAAATGTCATTCCACGTTTTTGGACATCCATTTCGTCGTCTTCAAATCTAGCTGGACAAGTATATTGTCCCTGTGCATCATGTTCTCGGGGATTACAGGACCAGTCAGGATTAAATACCTTGTATCCATACGCTCTGTCGCTTAATCTTGTAACATTAATCATTTTTCGTTTCCTCCTTTATTGTGTGTGAGTTCTTGTTATCCTAAATATGGGACTAAACTACTGCACACAAAAGAAACGGAAACAAAAAGAAAGAGGCCTCAATTGAAGTCTCCTCTTTGCATTTTTAGTCCGCTCTGATTCCTGTGCACTCGTAGAAAATATCAGGATCAAAGTTCGGAATCGCTTTGATGGCATCCTTCTCCATCAGAGAAAGATTATCCCACCAAGACTGAATAAGATCCAAGTTTTTCAGTCTTTTCAGGTAACCGCCTGCTATTTCATAAGTCGGATGCAACTCTTTTTCTTCATCAGTCATATCCTCTTTATCTACCCATTCGACTGTTCTTTTTGGCATCTGAGTTAACAAAAACCTTGCATTGGATTCTAACCAATAACGAAAAGTCCAATTCGATGGTTTGTTAAACATCATAATTGTTGTTTCTTCTGTGTTGAAACAGCCGGTATTAAAAAATGATTTGTTCCAGTCCCCGGTATTCCAGCTGCCAATGTTACAGTTACCAGAATTATGTTTTCCAATATTCCAGGTTCCGGTGTTGCTGTCTCCACTGTTGTAGTCACCTGTGTTGTAATTCCCTTCATTACAATCCCCAGCATTCCAGTCCCCATCGTTTCTGCCTCCAGCATTACCTTTTCCAGCATTAGCACATCCAGTGTTACAGTTTCCGGAATTACGACCTCCAGTATTATAATCACCTGTGTTGTAATTTCCAGTATTACTGTCACCAATATTACGGTCACCGGTATTCCAGTCTCCTTCGTTACAAGCTCCAGCATTCCAGTTCCCAGCATTTTCGTTTCCCGTGTTACGTAAACCAGTACAATTTTTTCCAACATTTACGAGGCTTAGTACTTCCTCCCATGGGACTTCACGTACGATTTCCAGCTTGTTAGTACACGATTTGTTACCGTCTGTTATAACATCCCCATAGGCGATCACCTCGGCAACCTTGTTTTTGCTGTTAAATTCATAATAATTAAAACATTTGGCAGCTGTTTGACAGAAATGCATTCCATGTTCGCAAATTTCAAGTTCTCCTTCTTCTTCGAATTTACCTGGACAGGTATACTGTTTGCTTGAACCCCCGATTGGTTTACATGTCCAATCTGGATTAAACACTTTGTATCCATGTACAGGTTCACTCATTTTTGTTGCTTCACTCATTTTGTTTCCTCCTTTATTGTGTGTGTGTTTGTTATCCTAAATATGGGTTAAAACTATCGCACACAAAAACACTGGAAACAAAAAGAGACCAACCCCAATATAAAGTCGATCTCTAATTTGCTTAGCCTTCCATAGTACTATTTGAAATATCGAGGCTGGCTTTCAATGCATTCATCAGATTTCTAGCAATCGCTTCTGCCATATTAACTGGTACTGCGTTTCCGATCATTTTGTATCCATTATTCGCATTTTCATACATGAATTCAAAATCATCCGGAAACCCTTGTAGTCTTGCTACTTCTCGGACGCTCATTCTTCGATACCGATCTTTAGCACCCGGGACAAAACAGTACGAATCTTTTGATATCTGCTGCATTTTTGGTGCGTTTGGATGTATCTGACATTGGCGTCCGGATGCCTGCACTGTAAAACCAGGCTCATCCCAGCTGCGGACACGGTTTCTGGACATAAATACCGGAGAATAACTATCAACATAATATTCATGGTTATTAACCGCTGCAGGATTACGTTTGTTTCTTGCAAGTGTTGGAACAGCATTGTCTCGTAAATCCCAAATAGCATCCTTCAGTGTTACAATATGTTCTGGATCTCCGTCTGGAAATACAAATGAAATATCAAGATCAGTTCGGATGCCAATATAGAAGATCCGTTCTCTCGTTTGCGCTAATCCATAGTTACAAGCATTTGTTTTATATACGGAAACGTTGTAACCAGACTCGGCAAACAAAGAAAGGATCCGATCAACCGCATCCGCATGTTTCTTTGATATCATCCCGGGAACATTCTCAGCTACAAAGAATTGTGGTCGAAATTCCCGGAGCACACGAATGTATTCAAAGAAAAGCTGTCCTCGCTTATCTTCAATTCCCTTTCCGGCTCCGGCTACTGACCACGACTGACATGGTGGTCCGCCTATAATTCCTGCCAATTGTTCTCCTGGTTGCAACTTAAGATAGGGTTCAAGATCTGATTTAGTTACATTTCTGATGTCGCCTTCAATTAGATGCGTATTTTTATGATTTCGTTTGTACGTTTCCCAGATTGTGGCATCGAATTCATTGGCGACCGAGATTTCGAAACCAGCACGTTCGAACCCGAGATCCATTCCGCCACATCCGGAAAACAGGCTGATAATTTTGTTATCCATATAGTGCATCTCTCTTTCTTTTTTTTAGATGCACTAAATATGGGTTCCAAAGAGGGTAAATACTGAATACAATATACAAAACCGAAATATGGGCATACAAAAAGAGCCACCTCATGGATGACTCTCTTGTTTCCCATTATTCGACGTCGGTTAAATTGTATATGACAGTGCCGTTATCATATGTTTTGACGATAAATGTAGCCTGCACTGTTTCTCCATTTCTGTCTTTGCAGAGATCGTATATCTCTTTTGTCCCAATCACATATTCTTTGTCTTCGTATATGATATACGTAGCCCAACTTTCAGGGTGCGTTATATAGGTTGTCGTATTTCCGATCTTCATTGGAGTTTGATAAAAACCGCTATGATATGTATTACTGATTTCCGCGTTGACCGTGATCGTTTCTGAGGACACAAGTTCTGCGCACCCGGACATGGTACCAACAAGAATGAATAATGATAAAAACAAGACTACAAAACGTTTCAATTTGCTCATAAAACAGACCTCCATACACCCGTTTTCCATAAATATGGAGCAGAGTGTAGCAGATTAATACATTTCGTAACCAAAAAGAAAGAGCCCGAAATACCTGAATGTGTCAGATATTAGGGGCTCGATTCTTCCGGTTACGATTAAATATTCTGCCTTCGTAATGTGCGCTTTAGATATCGTAACTCTGGGTTCTAACTCTTCATCTAAAGATGAGGGAGTCCTTGATTTCGATCAATTAGAGATCATCTCCTGGATCAAAATCTTCAGTTCCGTCTGATAATAACGGTTTGTTTGGAACATCATTGATTTCGTCGCCCACTGATGAGACGTCGATTACTGGATCTCCACACAAATAATCCTGCACTGTTTCAACGACCTTATTTAAGGAGTCCAAATATGCATTACAGTCTGGTGCAAATACCAGATTTTGTGTGCCCTTATAACATACTGCAACGTTCTCTCTTGTCAGCACACCAGTCACCGTATACTCTCCATCTTCTACGGTTTCCATTTGATTCTGCAACAGATTTCCGATCTCTTCCATATCTCCGCGCAATCGGATGTGAAAATGGATACCGCTTTCGTTATCCGTAAAGCTTGATTTGATCAGTGTGTCTTCAGATCTTTCTACGTTTTCTTCGTATTCGTTCTGAATATAGGTGCTATTGCGATGATCACATCCATTGATACTTAATGATTCGTATTCGACTGTACCTGTTGACTGACCAAGATCAGCCATCAAAGCAGCGAGTGATTCTTCAATCTGTTCTTTCTGATCCTCGCTCATGTTTCCTTTTATGTTTCCTTTTAGAACGACACCGACTTCTCCGCCATCAGGACATCCCCATGCCCGATTGTAGACAGCGGCAGCAGGTGCTACACCAACTTCCGAGTAATCGGAAAAACGCTGTCTGATGAAGGGAATAGCTTTTTGGATGGCCAAATCTGGCGTAAAATGGACCGTATTATCATATCCGGGATTCACACCGAGCATTACAGACCAGCGTGTGATTTGGTTTTGGTTTTGAGTTGTTTTTGATGCCATAAGTTTTTACATTCCTTTCTGATTATTGTTGTTAGTCTAAATATGGGATGAGAGTCGGATAAGAGCTGAATATTATTATATTTTCTTTATCATAAAATCGTTTAAAAGTGCAGGGTTTCTTTTTTGTAGCACCTTACTTAGATGTCTATTTGCAACACCAACAATTTTAGAAGCATCATTTATTGTTCTACATATTGTAGATTTATTTGTTTTAATGTTTGTTATTTTCACCTGAACACTACGATTTATTTTCTTGTATGTTGTGTATTCTGTTGGAAATTCGTCTGATTCTTTCACAATTAACCACATCCTATTAAACGCATATTGATTGTTAGGATTATTTATTCGTTTTGTTACAAATGAATGATCAGTTTTGTTAAAATAAGCTGAACATTCGTTAACTGTATCAAAATGCATTACTTCTTTCGTATTAATATTTTTACACTTCACTTTTGTTGAATGAGGATTTTTCTTGCCTAGTTTTGTATTTCGTATTTTATTCTTAATTTCATTCATTTCGTCTTCTGTTTTTCGTTCGTATGTGTTATTACCGTCGCCTCCTGGAGTCATATTATAGCCATAAATATTTGACTTATAGTATTTAATCCAATATTGTTCTTTGTTTTGTAGTTCTTTTGCTGTAGACGCACTATCTATTGTCTCGATTACAAATGCGTCTTCTCCGTACTTTCTAATTGCTCTCGCAAATAACGTGTCTATTGTGTAATTATTAGCTTCGTTAACATGTCGTCGCCACCTATCTTTTGCAGTTTTGTGTGTTTTACCAATATAGATTTTCCCGTTGTTTTTACATGTTATTTTATATATATACATTTGTTAACTCCCTTGATGTTTTAACTAAATATGCGTAACTAAACTGCAACGAAATAAAAAAAGAGCCAACCCATAGGCTGACTCTTTTCGATTTACAGATGTAGAACTCGATCTCTGATTTCTTCGGTTCTTCCCTGATTCCAGAACTGTGTACCAATATCCTTAATACCTAAACTATTCATTTAGGAGTGGACTATACAATTGCTTACATATTTGTGACAAATACTAAACCCAGGAATTATAGTCTCTGAACGTCCACCAGCAATTGCTTATGTAAAGCAATCCGCAAACATCACTGTCTGCCTACTATTGTTTTTTTACAATAGGTTAGGTGTTTCGATGCGTCTGAGTGACTTGCACACTCGGTAATCCCTACTCTGATTTCTTTTTATGGTTTCTACCTTTTCAGGCTGTTGCATTCTAAATGCGTACCGCGTTTACGTATACCGTTTCCAGTTCCGCTTTAGCGAATCAGTATTATGGGGACCTCCCCGCAATTTATCCTGTTTAACGTGGACTAGTTCGTCAATCCACAGGTACGTCTGGCTACTGACATCTGATTTTGATCTCTGTTGTGGCAGTTCGGGCATTCCCACACAAGTTTCTTCTTATGTGTTTCCTGATCCTCTTCTTCCACAATCTGGATCTCTCCGTCGTATCCGCATTTCATACAGTAATCACTCTTTGTATTGAGTTCGGCATACATGATATTCTCATAAATGTACTGAATTACTGCGATAACGGCTGGAATATTTCCTTTCATGTCTGGTACTTCTACATACGAAATTGCACCACCTGGTGACAACTTTTGGAACGGAGACTCGAATGATAATTTATCAAATGCATTGATCTTTTCTCTAACAGATACATGGTACGAGTTGGTAATATAATCGTGATCAGTTACATTTGGGATCACTCCAAATCTCTTCTTTAAGCATTTTGCAAACTTATAAGTTGTTGACTCCAATGGAGTTCCATATACTGAATAATCGATATTTTCAGCTGCTTTCCATTTTTCGCATGCGTCATTTAAAGCCTGCATAACTTTCATCGCAAATGGCTGACCTTTTGTAGGCTCCGTATGCGATACACCGAGCATTCTCTCTGTCATCTCATAGAGACCAGCATATCCTAGAGAAATTGTTGAGTATCCGTTATACAGTAACTTATCAATCGTCTCGCCTTTTTTCAGACGAGCTAAAACTCCGTGCTGCCATAACATTGGAGCTACATCTGAAGGAGTTCCAAGCAGTCTCTCATGTCTGCATCGTAATGCTTTATGACACAGTTCCAGTCTTTCCTCAAGGATTTCCCAGAATTTATCCATATCACCATAAGAAGAACATGCTACGTCAACCAGGTTTAAGGTAACAACACCTTGATTGAATCTTCCGTAGTAGACATGACCTTTGTGTTTGTCAAAGTTACCAGCATTTGAAATGTTACCGACCTTCTCACTATAACGATCTACGGTAAGGAAACTTCTGCAGCCCATGCATGGAAATGCATCTCCTTCTTTAATTTCTTTGATCTTTTTTTCGGAAATGTAGTCAGGAACCATTCTTTTCGCAGTACATTCTGCCGCTAACTTGGTTAACCAGAAATATCTGTCGCCCTCTTTAATGTTATCCTCTTCAAGCACGTATAAAAGTTTTGGAAACGCTGGTGTAATGTACACACCTTTTTCGTTTTTTACACCTAAAATACGCTGATGGAGCATTTCTTCGATAATCATTGCAAGGTCATCTTTCTGTTCTTCCGGGACTTCATTCAGATACATAAAGATACTGACAAATGGAGCCTGTCCGTTTGTTGTCATAAGTGTGATAATCTGGTACTGAATCATCTGTACACCACGAGCGATTTCCTCTTTCAAACGCATTTCTGAAATCTTGTTGATTGCTTCATCGTTTAATTCGATTCCTGCGGCCTTGAATTCATCCAAAACCTGTTTTCTGATTTTCTTTCGACTTACGTCTACAAAAGGAACCAAGTGTGAAAGCGTGATTGTCTGACCACCGTACTGACTACTTGCCACCTGAGCGATCATTTGTGTTGCAATATTACATGCAGTTGAAAAACTCTTTGGTCTGTCAATCATAGTCTCGCTTATAACAGTTGTGTTCTCGAATGCGTCCTCAAGGTTGTCCAAGCAACAGTTTGTCATATGCTGACTGTAGTAATCAGCATCATGAAAATGAATCTCTCCATTCTCATGAGCTTCAACAATATCTTCTGGCAGCAGGATTCGTTTTGCTAAGTCCTTTGATACTTCTCCTGCCATGTAGTCACGCTGTACAGATACAACTGTTGGATTCTTGTTGCTGTTTTCCTGTTTAACCTCCTCATTTGCACACTCGATCAGACTTAAAATTGCGTCATCAGTTGTGTTCGCTTTTCTTGCAAGCGCTCTTTTTGATCTGAAGTTGATGTAATGACGAGCTAGATTGCATTTTCCCGCTAACATGAGTTCGTCTTCCACTAAGTTCTGGATCTCTTCAACATTCATGTCATAAGTTGCTCCCATAGCTGTTTTTGTTACATCTTCTACGATTGTATCAATCTGCTCTTTTGTAAGTTTGTCTCTTGTTGCAACCTCAGCATTTGCTTTCTCGATTGCTTTTCTTACTTTTTCAGGTTCAAAATCTACAACCTGTCCGTTACGTTTTACTATCTTGTTCATAATTCATCTCTCCTTTTCTTTGATAGTTATTATTGTTACGTAACTAAATATGTGTTCTATGTCTATTCGTTTTCGCTTACATTGGCTCAAATGTCGGCATCCCTTGTATGTACCCCAGAGCTTGTAACCGATCCATTCCGGCGACTTCCTGGTATTCACACCATTTCTTTTCATGTTCACACATTCGTCGCCACTCCTCTTTGGTCACACTCTGATCTGGGTACGATTGAACCGATGCCGCACTTTTTCTCTCCACTTCTTTTTGGTCCCGGATATCTCGTTTGCTCATATCTTTTCACCTCTCTTTCTGTATACTTAAATATGTGTCCGCAAGAGTGCAAACAAAAAGAAAGGGACCAACATAAATTGTCAATCCCTTCGTTTTCCTTATTTCATTGCTTTCATAATAACTTTTTTGATATCTTCGTAAGAGCAACAACACCAAATCTCGTCACCGTTTGGTCCGCCAACCAAAAGTTTTAAATACACTCCTGGTATTCCATCTTTGATTCCTTCATAAATGTATCCAATGTTTGAAACGTTTATCATAGTTCTCACATCTTTCTCCGGATACACAATTTCGATAAATCCTTTCAGAGCTGTAATCATTTTGAAATCCTCCTTTTATTTGCTTATATGTGGTTTTGTTATCCTAAATATGTGATGAATACGCATACAAAAAAAACGGCTATATTTCAAGCCGTTTTCTTTCATCTTAATACCTTTAACTAGCCATATTCGGAGACCCGCGACTCATGATAATAGAATGCTAGTTCTATTATATCAGTCGTGGGAGGAGCACTCCTGGCTATGCCGTCACCTTTCTTTGTTCTGTTAAATAGTGCTTTGATTTTTCGACCAGCTGTAACTTTTTACAACTGATACTTCCTTTATTGACTTTCGTACCATCCAAGGTCCGGATATCGAAGAAACCGCTGCTTCTCCTACCGAATATAAAGTATTCCTGGTTCTGATACTTTACTTTGTCAAATAACCGGTATCCCTTCACCAGATATGCAGCCTGGTTGCGTTTCCTGATTCCGCCTTTTAGAATGGTATTCTTATGTATCTGTCTGTTGTGGCAGCGGACTTTCTTCTGGAAATAATAATGACCTAAAGGTTTTGCTGCCGGATTACCACTGATACATCTTGCATCGACATAATGTTCTTTCGGTAATCCATGTTCAATACGTGTGTTCTTTGTGATATATCCATAGGTATTGATTACTTCGACGCCAAATGGAGTATACAGTTCTTTTAACCTGTCATAGAACGCCCATCGCATGATACCCATAAAAGCAGCATCCCGAAATCTCATACCACGATGTATCTCCTTTGGCAGTGTGATGACGCCTTTGTGATAAGCTTTGTGACAGGTTTCACACAACGTAATGAGATTGTTCGGTGCATTCCCACCGGTCTTTCTGCTTTCAATGTGATGTACGTTTAAGATATTATCTTTTGATTTCCCTTTACAGCACTGACAGGTGTGTCCATCCCGGAATAATACATATTCCCGAACATTCCAGAAATCAAGCTGTTCTCCGTACTGGTATTCAGCGCCTTCGATCTCCGGATTTTTGATCTTTTGGATGTCAAAACTGGCAGTCTCGACGATAATCTTTGTCACAGGAAGAATCTTCATTACGTTTTCCACAACTGTGACATGAGTCTTGATCTTCTGCCTGATACTCGGAGCGAGCCACCCATCCGGTCTTCTTCGGTTATCAAAACGAGGTTTTCTATACCTGGTCTTTCGGTTCCTGCGGCTGCGTCTTAGGCTCGTCTTCCGGAAAGCAGTTCCACGATGTCATTTCTTAGAACGACTTCTGATTCGTATAAAACTTTTGAGTCAGTCGTTGCAGAAACACCAATTGTTTTACTTCCTGCGTCAATACCTAAATTTATTTTCTGTGTATGAGCCGTGCTCTCATACTGTAACTGTATGGTAAACGGACATCTTTGTACTACTTTTGCCATCCCGGATTTTAACATCCTTCTGACTTTACCGTGCCTGCATGTCGGCATAAGCGGATGTCCGTCCTGTCCTAACACATATACCATGTCAGACACTCCTTTCTGTTATTTCTGTGCAACTTTGTGTTGTAAACCAGTGTCACACGACTGTAGGATGAACAGATATTTTTCAGTCTGCTCATTTTATACCTTCGCCAATGTTATCCATAGTTTCCTGTCAGCAACACTGTTCCTACCCTTTGGAACTGTTTAATCACTGATCTCAGAGCTGCAGACTAGGTATGACATCTGCAGGTGACTATCACCGGGAAATGAATTCCCTATTTGTGAATAACGTAGTTCTCACATGGAAAACCAATACAGGAACTGAGGCTAGTCAACTAGGACTTTTTACAAGCCCGTCACTTTAGTGATGGGTAGTTGACTTTACAACCATTCGTTTTCGTTAACAGAACTCATATCCAATGATTTCCCATTCATCGTTGTCGATCTGTTTGTAAACCGGTCGGACACAAAGTCCATCTTCTTTTACGCCAAATCCAGTTCCTGAAATGATTTCGTCTACTTCCCAGCACTGTAAATACTGTTCTCCATTCCAACCACTGAGAGCGATCGGTCTCCCTTCGACCTCTACGATTTCGATGTCTCTGCTTCCTGTCCAAGTTCCAAGTGTTTTCATATGTAGAGATTGAGTATAAACTCCGAAGCTTAGCTTCGTAATACTCAACTCTCCAAATCAAGCACACCGCGAAGCTTTAGCTTCGTGTGTTCTTGATATTGTTTCCGCCTTATTAATCTTTCCAAAAACAATACAGACAGTTATGAGGACATTTCTTTCTTGGTGTTAAAAGTTCCGTTTTACAGGCAAGACAATGACATCCGTGTCTTCCTTGTGGGTTCTCAGGAAATGTACCATCATATTTAATTCCCATAATCTGCAGGTCCTCTGTACTGATACATCCTTTAATCCGGAATGTGGCTGGGAATTTATATGCGAGTATGTCCTCTGCGCATGTATCAAATTGATAAGGGTACTCACTTAATGCGTTTCCGACAAGATTACGCTGATCATCAGATGGATAGAAACTTCCACCATACATCGGCGTGAATCCAAGTTTTTTATAACGTTCCCGTACATGCGGATACTCATCCACGATTGAAATACGATATCGGATCTCATTTTCAGGCAAACCTAATGAATGGTAGTAATTTAACATCTCGGAAACTCGCTTGACACCCTTCTCAGTTGGGAAAATAGGATCAATACGCAATACCATTCTGCTTGCCGGAAATCCAGACTCAATTAATTTCTTCATCTGTGCAAGCTGCTGTTTGTAGTCCGGAACATTTGGTTCCATTCTTGTGTGTCCCCATCCGGTACATGTACAATGCACTACGATCGGGATCTCACTCATGTGGTTTAAAACCTTTTTGATGAATGTGTCGTTTAAGTTCTTTGTTATAAGGATGACTCCATCGATTTCCTTTAATTTGTTTTCCCATCTGAAGTCGACGCCAGCATCCCCATACTCTGTGATTCCAATTTTCATGTTAATCCTCCTTGTTCTCCTTGTTTTGAATATGTTTTTTATTACTCTAAATATGGTTTTCTGGGAGCCAAACTAATTTGAAAACAAAAAGAAAGAGACCAACATTCCTGCTGGTCTCTGGTTTCTATGTCTTATTCTGTCTCAATCGGTTCCATTATTCTGCCTTTTCGTCCTTGTTCGAATACAGAATACATATAATCACCGATGAAATCTGCAATCTCATTTCGGTTTACACATTTATTTCCATGCCTCTCGTCGTATTCCACGTTCGGACACAGATGTTGCAGCCCATATTGGTCACACATTTTGTTTATCTGATCACAGGCTGCGATTGCCGTGTCCAAACAATCTGCTGTTTTAGATTCGAGTCCCTCAATGTATTCTACATATCGTTCAGAAGTAATATGTTCATCATTTGCCAATGTCCGAGCTACAGAATGTCCGTATGATTCCTTATAAACCGCGTCAAAATAGGTTTGCAAGATGTTAAACCGCGCATTTACGAATGCAATGTCAGATTCAATTTCATCGCGGTCAAAGTTTCGGTTCATAATTGCCGTAATCAAGTCATTTATACTACTCATTTCGTTTCCACCTTTCTCGAGCCTCATTTACGCCCTTCCATAATATTATATACCATAATAAGGCTCAAAATTGCGGAAACTCGTCATAATTCTCCAAAATCATCGTCATCATATTCGACGTCTTCCATAGAATCCCCACCAGCATCGTCATTGGTAACCCCACTTTTGTATTCGAACTCTCCGTATGCATTTTGATCCATGTCGCCTGAATTGTATGCATGCTCTGGATTTCTGCCTGCATCTTTCGCAATCTCATACGAAACATCAAGCGCCGGGCGGTCACCATATTTCATCTCGTTGTCAATGATAAGCTGATCCATAGTTCTGCCTTCACGTCCTTGTTGAAATACGGAATACACATATCGACCAACAAAATCTGCAATCTCTCCTCTGTTTACACATTTCTGGTTGTTGATTTGATCGAATTCAACTTCCGGACACAGATGTTCGAGACCGTACATATCACACTGACGATTGATCTGTTCACAGGCTGCGATTGCCATATCATGTGCGTGTTTTCTTTTTCCATCAAGATTAACGACCATATCCTGATAGGCTTCTGGTGTCATCATTCCTCCGTGAACTAATGTTAACGCAGTAGAGCTACCGTAAACATGTTCATAAACTGCATTAAAGTATTTCCGAAACTTATCAAATCGTTCGTTTACAAAACTTATGTCTTCGTTAATATATTCCTGGGAATAATCTCTGTTTGCAATTGCTTTCAACAAGTCATTTACACTACTCATAATGGTTTCCTCCATATCTTCATTTTCCATAAATATGTGCGGAGACCTACCTCTGTATGGCAAAAAAAGACACCACTTGAATAAGCAGTGTCTTTCCTTGTTTGTTAGAGTTCCTCAAAGTGATCCATAATGTATTCTGCCGCTTCTTTCGCAAATACAGAATCATCGATAAACTTGCCAAAATACGACTGAGTGATGACGGATCCAATCGGGTTTGGTTCAAATGTAAGAACCTTTTTGTCATCGAGTATATCAATCACCGGCAACAAACCAGTGCTTAATACAGGAGTGAACTGTGGGAAGATAATATCCATTTCTGGTCTTCTGTATATAGAATACACGAATTGAATATTTCCTTCGTCGTCTCTGATCAGGTACTCCTTTTTCTTTTCTTTCGAATGCTTTTCGTCAAGTTCGATATTCTTTTCATCAAACATAGCATTTCTCCTTTCCTCTTCTCTTATTTGTATTCTAAATATGTGTTGCGACAAAGCAGCATGAAAATTTTATATCCCATGGTTAGTATACCGTTATTGTTACCAAAAGAAAAGAGACCACATGAATGCGATCTCTATAAATCCTCTCCGACATCAAAATCGTCTGTATTATCCTCTAGGTTGTTTGTTTCTGGAATATTTTCTGATTCTTTTTGTCTTTCATGGTACATTGATATCGTTGCTCCGTTTTCGAATTCGTAAGCCATATCAACCTTTAATGCATAGTTATTTGCAATTGTTATGGCTCTTTCTTCTGGAAATCCATATGATGTATATAAAGCAATTGTCTCTTCAACCGTTGGAAGTAAATCTATATTTACTAACTGTCTGTTTTTTATGTTCTTAACCATTTTTTCTTCAGAATCGTAAAAACTTGTAATTGGTTGCTGCAATAAGCTTAATCTTGTATGAACCGTTGATGATTCTTTGAAAAACATACTATTACCAGAGTCATATATTGGTGCTGGACCTAGATATTGCATTGTGTTTGAATCTCTTAGAATACCAAAATTTCCAAGATGTTCGTCTGTATTACTGATAATGAAATCTGTTAACGTCTGATAATCCATAAAATCACTAATTTCTTGAGCTTCAATTCCTAATTTTGCACATATCCGAATATAGTTATCATATAATGATTTGTCATTTTGCAATTTCGATCCTTCGATAACTTCATATGCGGATACTAATTCAACAGAATCGTTTGTAAATGCATCACATCTACAATAAAGACCATTATCCTCTGTATGTCCCGCAAGATAAGGAACATAAGGGATTGTCGTTTCTTGTAAATCATGCAAATAAGTTGCAAAAGCCTCATTTATCGCCTGCTGTCCAAAATACTTATAACTTTCTTTCACAAGCGTTGGAAATTGTGTTTCGATATCCCAATATTTTTCCATTTGTCCACCTAATGCGGCATTCGAATCATAAGAAGTTGCATTGTGATATGGAACTTTATTGTCAGAAAATGGATTCATACTTGATAACTTCACATCTTCATATTTTACATCCATATCCAGTGGTCGAATCCAATAAGAATCTGTCATTGATAGAGCAAGATTTTTTGCCAGATACATTTTTGTATTCGTACATCCAGCTTGTTTTAATACTTCCTGCATCATTTTTCGAGAAGCAGGAACAGCTCTCCCTTCCCACCAATGTTTCATTCTTCTCGTATCTGCATTTCCCAAAAACGGTGATAACCCACTTCCGTTGTCTTTATATATTTTTAGAGTCCCTGTTTCGTCATCGATAATTAGACTTCCACAAACATCATTTTTATGCATTAATGCGTATTGACTCATAGCAATGCCTCCCATTCTCGTTTTTCATTATCATAATCTTCAATCATCATTTCAGGTACTTGTTTCCGATAACAATCATATAAATCTTGACACATATTTTTTAGAGTGAGCAGCATTAAATCTTCATTATTATCTAGTATATGCAACTCTATTCCACTATTCGTTACTTTCCAATAATATCGATATCCAAGATAAGTTCCTTTTCCGTTTTCGAGAAAAGCAATGTTGTTCAGAATCTCATCTATATTGCAATTCAAATATAAACTAAGCTTATATACTGTTTCTGCTGCTTTGTTGTTAATATTTTTCTTATCATTTATCAATTCATTCAATGTTGTATATGGAATTCCACTCTCTTGACTGATTTTATATATGCTTTTCCCAGTTTCTTTTATTTTTTTCTTTAAACGGTCATTCATAGTTTATCACTCCTCGTATTATAAGTTTATAGACCTCTCATTCAGAGGCTATAGACTTATTTTTTATGATGTAGGTATGGATGAATTGTTGGACATCCTTTTATACCCACATAGTTAATAAGTTACTTTATAGTCATGGTCCCAGATGTTACAATAAGTTCTATAAGAACTGTAGCTATGGTCACTGCTTCATCACTCCAGCAAAGTTTTTACTATTGCCAAGAAAGCATGCAGCCCTAATGCTACGCTAAGACTTATTACACAAATGCTGCATCCTGGTATCTAGCCACCAGCAGGGTATTTCTGCCAGGTAATGCTCATAACGCGAGGTTTAGGGTGGCGTAGTGATCTGGGATAAACCATGATTACTTTTCTTCATTCTGTATTGAAAGGTGGTGATGATCCGTGAAAGAACATATTGATTACCTTACAACACTGTTTGTCGGGATTGATATTGCATCCCGTGTTCATGTCGTCTCTGCACTTGATTTTAATGAGCAGTTCTACATCAAAATGAAACCTGTAGAGAACACTCAAGAAGGTGCGGGACTTATTGAACAGATGATTTCTGATGTGTTAGAACACAACCATCAGTTCAAATACGTTGTTATCGGTATGGAAGCTACCGGCTTCTATGGAGTGCATCTGGCGAATTATCTTTCTGCCAGCGACTTACTAGCTCCATTCTCTGTCAGAGTTTATTGCCTTAATCCCAAGGAAGTTAAGAACTATAAAAAGTCTTTTAATGACATTGGAAAGAATGATGGCATTGACTCTTATGTGATTGCTGATTTCGCCCGTGTCGGACGTATTGCAATCAAGCCGTGGCGTGGTTCCCAATACCTTGCTTTGCAGCGCCTTACCAGACACCGCATGCATATCACTGAATGTATTGCAAGCGAAAAGACCTACATGCTAAACAACATTTATCTGAAGTTCAGTGAATACGCTTTACTTCGCGATGGAAAACATCCATTCGCTAACAAATATGGTGCAACTGCTGAAGCCATTCTTACTGAGTACACAACCAATGAAGATATCGTGAACTCTTCGTTAGAAGACCTTGTCTCTTTTATCAATTCAAAAAGCAAAGGTCGTATTGCTGATCCAGAAGAAACAGCCAAAATTCTACAGGCTGCAGCGCGCAACTCATACAGACTCGATAAATGTCTTTATGAGCCACTTACTATTTCAATCGCGTCTTCCTTTAACTGCATCAGTTCCTTTGAAAGAGAGCTGAAAGCGATTGATAAAGCAATTCTTCAAACAGTTCAGGGATTAAACCCTGACGAGTATACTGTACTGAATTCCATACCTGGAATCGGTAAAGTTTATTCCGCTGGTATCTTAGCTGAAATGGGTTCCATAAAGGCTTTTCCTAATGCCAATGCTCTTGCCAAATACTGCGGCATCGTTTGGAACGATAATGACTCCGGTGACTTTGTCGCTGAGGACAAACACATGAGCAAAGCTGGCAACAGATATCTGCGCTACTACATCATAGAAGCTACTGGAAGTGTTATAAGGCACTGTCCTGAATATCGAGCTTTCTATGAGAAGAAATATGCTGAAACAAGAACACATCAGCATAAACGAGCACTCGCGTTGACTTCCCGTAAATTTATACGTCTGCTCTTTGGTCTGCTGGACAAAGGCCAACTCTACTCTCCGGAAAAGAGTAGGTAATCCATATCGAATTCCTAACTTACGTCTTTTTTGAAAAACAAGCCGTAGGTCTATTAAAGTTACCCATTTATATGAAAAGCATTTCAAAATACTTCTTGACTATTTACCAAATTGCTTTGTGTTCATTATAACGCAATTACGTTATATGTCAAGTAAAGGCTAAAAGAAAAGAGATCACATGAATGCAATCTCTCTTCTGTTTTTTTTAGTTATGATTCCTTATCTCCCAAAGTTTGATACCTCTCATATCGCAGATGAATCCCAAAAGATCCGATTTCTCAGAAAGGAACTTCTCATACTGGCGACGTTCTTTAATATCTACAGGATCCCATCCTCGATCTTCCATAATTTCTGCCTGGCTCCCGAGACAAGCATCTACAGAATCATAATACGCTTCTTTTAGTTTCTCATCTGACATTAATGCAGCTTCCTGAAAGATCATGTTTTTCTCTGATTTCTTCATATTGTTTCCTCCTCCTAATATCCGATATATACCGGAAATCCATCAAAATCGTAGTTTCCATACTCTGTTTCGTTATCCATGTCTTCGATTACCTCAGACACACTCCGAATCAGGTTATCGTAATCGTAATTCAATTCTTCAGCAGCATCCAATGAAATGAAACCAATAGCACAACTACTGTTCGCCTGCACTTCGATTGGAATTACCTGTTCGCATTCGAGTTTGCTGACGAGTTCTGTGATTTCCTCTACTGTGATCCCTTCATCTAACGGTTTTTGAACGAATGCGGCTTTTGGAATGACACGAGCGGAAATGTTACGGACCCTATTGAGATTACCTGCTTTGTCTGTGGCAATCCAGAATCGATCATTTCCTTCATCATCTTTCTCGCATTCTTCAAATAGATAAGATTCCGTCTGAAATTCCGTCTGAATCGCGAAAACTAGGTTTACTATGTGTTTTCCGCAGTTATTGCATCTTATTGCTTTTACTCCAAAAGAACCTCTGTATTCAATTTTGCTGTGACCGCAGTTACATGATACTGTATAACAGTCTCCGTTTGTAAGAAATCCATTTTCTGTGATATTCCAATCAAGCGATCTGCAAGCTTCTTTAAAACTCATTACTTTGTAATCAGTAACATCTTGTAATCTTTTCTTTTCCATACTTCACTTTTCCTCCTTTATTTCGTATGCTTTGTTTTTGTACTCTAAATATGGGTTCAACTCTTCGCATACAAAACAACCGGAGGCACACAAAAGCCTACTCCACTAAATTGGAATAGGCTCTTTCGTTTGCTTCTTATTTGTTTTCCAATTCCTTTCTATATTTTTTGCTGTATCTATCTAAGATTTTGCAAACAATATAGGTATTCGTCTGTTGTTCGTTTTCAGGTATGGTGTCTTCCGGAATATCCAAATACTCAGCCAGAAAACTCAATGCTTTCTGTGCGTCCATTGGTGGGTTGCAGAGACCGTAATCTTCCTGCTTTGCAAGCCAGCCTGTTATCGTTTCTGTCTGATCCTCATCATTATCGACTTTTTTCTTGTCTTCAATGATCCAGAACCGCTCATTTCCTTCCTCATCTTTCTCGATGTCAAACATTGAACGACAAGCCGGATTCAAAGAAATCAGACTTGACATTTGTTTTCCGCAATTACCGCATCTTAATTTTTGTACACCAATTACTCCAGTATACTCAATTTTGCTGTTACCGCAGTCACAGGATACTGGGTAAACTTCGTCATCCTCTGTGAGAGTCCAATTTAACGCTTTTGCAGCTTCTTTGAAACTCATTACTTTGTGATCCGTCATATCTTTCAATCTTTTCTTTGCCATACTTTTTGCCTCCTTTACTTTCGTATGCTTTGTTTTTGTTATCCTAAATATGGGTTCGATTCTTCGCATACAAAACAACCGGAGGCACACAAAAAGAGCCAACTATAGTAGTCGACTCTAATTGTTGCTGTTTTAGTATCCTTTGACTGCTTCCCAAACACGTGCAACAGTCTCAAGATTCAATTCGTGCTCGCTTGAAATAATCCAGTCCTCGTTATAATCTCTGCTGATCACGAAACGTAAGTCTCCGCACCAATACACTTCAATTTCTTTTCCAGGTGTCTCTATGACGTCCCAGAATCTGCCGCCTTCTAAGCACTTTCTGACACGATTTGCTGCTTCTGTTACTGATCTTGTCATAATACTTTTTGCCTCCTTTGTTTTCGTATGCATTTGTTTTGTTATCATAAATATGGACTCAATTCTTCGCATACAAAACAACCGGAGGCAAAAAGAGAGACCAACCAATTGGTCAGTCTCTGTTTCTTGTTAGTCGACTTTAATTCCAGCACATTCGTAAAAAATATCAGGATCAAAGTTTGGAATCGCCTTGATGATTTCTTTATCGTCTATATCAAGACTATCCCACCACATCTGACAACATTCAGACTTATCAAGCTCCTTAAGATATCCACCTGTTGTCTTATATGTTGAGTGTGCTACTTTTTCTTCATCCGTCATGTCGTCTGTATTCACCCATTCAGCAGCACTTTTTGGTATCTGTCTCAGTAATTCCCTGGCCTTTGAGTCTAACCAATCCTGATAGGTCATATCTGACGGTTTGTCGAACAACATGATTTTGTGTTCTTTTACATTGAAACAACCTGCGTTGAAAGATGAATTGTTAAAATCCCCAGTATTGAAGCTTCCGCTGTTCATATTCCCGGTGTTCCTGTCCCCGGTGTTTCCACTCCCGGTGTTGCATTCCCCGACGTTGCAGCTTCCGGTGTTCCAGTCCCCGATGTTCCTGCTTCCGGTGTTGCAGTCCCCGATGTTGCAGTTTCCGTTGTTCCAGTCCCCGGTATTCATGTCTCCAGTGTTGTAGTCCCCGGTGTTCCTGTCCCCTGTGTTCCTGCTTCCGGTGTTCCTGTTCCCGGTGTTCCTGTTTCCGGTGTTCCTGCTTCCGGTGTTACAATCCCCAGCGTTCATGTCTCCAGTATTTCCTAATCCTGTATTATCTTTTCCAGTATTTACGATTGTTAAGAGTTCCACCCAAGGAATCTCTCTTACAATCTGGATTTTGTTTGTGCATGACTTGTCACCTTCTGTATCTAAGTCTCCAAGTGCAATTACTTCTGCAACTTTGTTTCTTGGATTAAAAGGGTAATAATTAAAACAGTCAATAGCTTCTTTGCAAAAATGAAATCCTCTATCACAGCATCTCGGTTTAACATTTTCTTCAAATATTTTTCCAACCTCATACTGAAAATCTCTACAAGTCCAATCTGGATTAAATACTTTAAATCCATGTACTGGTTCGTTCTTTTTACTCATTTTTCGTTTCCTCCTTTTTGTGTGCTAAATTTATTTGTTATCCTAAATATGGTATTAAGTACTTGCACACAAATACTTTGGAGACAAAAAGAGAGACCAACCAATTGGTCAGTCTCTGTTTTTCGTTAGTCGACTCTTATTCCAGTACATTCGTAAAAAATATCTGGATCAAAGTTTGGAATCGCCTTGATGATGTCTTTGTCTTTTGTTTCGAGATTATTCCACCACAACTGACCACATTCAGACTCGTCAAGCACTTTCAGGTAACCGCGTGTTGTCTTGTATTCCGGATGCTGTTCCTTTTCTTCATCAGTCATATTGTCGGACCAAATCCATTCAACAACATCCTTTGGTATCTGCTTTAATAACCACCGTGCATCAGATTCACACCAGTCACGATAGGTCATATCTGACGGTTTATTGAACAGCAATATCTTCTGTTCTTTTGTATTGAAACAGCCAGTATTAAAAGATGACTTGTTCCAATCCCCGGTATTCCTATTCCCAGTGTTCCTATCCCCAGTGTTTTGATTTCCTGTATTCTTGTACCCGGTGTTGTTGTTCCCGGTGTTCCAATACCCGGTATTCCAATCCCCTGTGTTGTAGTTTCCGGTATTGTAGCTTCCGGTGTTCCTGTTCCCGGTGTTCCTGTCTCCTGCGTTACAATTCCCAGCGTTCCTGTCCCCGGTGTTCTTGTCCCCGGTGTTGCAGTTCCTGGTGTTGCGGTCACCGGTGTTGTAGTGCCCTGTGTTCCTGTTCCCGGTGTTGTTGATCCCGGTGCAATTCTTTCCAATATTGACGATCCGCAATACTTCATCCCATGGGATTTCACGTACGATTTCAAGCTTGTCCGTGCATGACTTGTCACCGTCTGTTTTTACCTCACCATAGGCAATAACTTCTGCAACTTTGTTGTTGCTGTCAAAATTGTAATAATTGAAGCAGTCAGCAGCAGTCTGACAGAAGTGCATACCGTGACAGCAAACATTAAGCTCCCCTTCTTCCTCAAATTTTCCGGGGCAAGTGTACTGTTTACAGTTCTTTCCTGTCGGGTTACAGGTCCAATCAGGTCTGAATACCTTATATCCATGTACAGGTGTGTTCGTTTTATTACTCATTTTTTTTGTTTCCTCCTCGTATGCTTTTAATTTGTTATCTTTAAATATGGTATGAGTTGATCGCATACAAAATTTTCGGAAACAAAAAGACCCGCATAATGCGAGTCCTTCTGTTTGTTTCTGTTTTAGATTCCAAGATCGAATTTCATCTGTGGATTCTTCTTTGCAATTTCTTCTCTTGGATATCCGATCAGTTTAAAATCATCAATCGTGAAATCGAAAAAATTTGTTTTCTCTGTATCCAGAACAAATCTTGGATCACAATCAATTGTATTTCGATTAAAAACGATTTCTTTTGCCTGACTCAAATGTCTTTCATAAATCTGAACGTTTTCACTTACATGTGTGAATACGCCAGGTTCGTATCCACAATGTTTTGCAACCATCAACTGAAGCGCAACATACTGCATCTCATTGATTGAGGCGGATACGATAAAGTCACTGGACCGCTGATTCATGAGCATATCCAGATACAATTTACCGTCGATTCCTCTTCTTACATTCCAGATCGTTTCATAACAACATGGATTCAATCCTTTGGTTGTTCCTCCTGTTTCGTCTGAAAAATCGTCTTCCTGCCACATACACATGATATGACGGCGACCAAATGGATCGGCTGTTAATCCATCCAGTAACTTATTGATTAAGTTATGTCTTTTTACGGTTGCTCCATATCTGCAGCCGATTGTTCCGTCGCCAACATCCCATTGGTCCCAATATTTGATACCAAGATCATGAAGATCTGACAGTTTGTTGCTCTGCATCTGGTAAATCCATAAGATTTCTTTGACTGCTGATTTCCACGCGATCGGTCTCAAAGTCAAAATCGGGCACTCACCTTTTGCTAAGTCGTATCTGGTAACAACATGGTTAATGGATAACGTATGAGCCGGGACATAAACGGTTACATCTGAGCCGTTTGTAAATGCAGTTCCTTCTTCAATTTCGATCTTGTTTCCGTCTTCTGTGATCACATATTTGCAATCATCAGAAAGATGCGCATTATGATACATATCTTCATAATGTGGTCTCGGATTTTCGTCTCTGAATCCATTTTGCAGGATTTGGTAAAGAATCGCTTTCTGATTCTGATCTCCTACTGTTCCGAATGGACATGTTCTTTTTGTTTCTGACATATTTGTTTCCTCCTCTATTATGTGCTTTATTGTTTGTTATCCTAAATATGTGATAAGATGATTGCATGCAAAATAACCGGAAACAAAAAAAAAGAGACAACCACAACGGTTATCTCTTTGATGTGTTTTTAAATTTCATAATCGACCGCATCCTGTCGATCCATGAAGAAATGAATTCCAGGAGCACACTCATACCATCGATTATCATCAAAA